GCCGCTAAGCGTGGCGCTATAGGTGGTGCATTCGCTGCCGAATATGCGCCTATGTCGGGTAGCAATTTGTCCGAGGCTCTCGAAGCCGGACAGCCACTTGACCAGGCCAACGCGCTACGGGCCGCTGCTATCGGCATTCCGCAAGCAGCAATCGGCGTCGGTAGTGAGTACGCATTACTTAAGCTGATCGGCGAGCAAGCCACTAAGCGTGCCGCTGTTGAAGGCGGCGTATTTGCAAACTTTGCGAAGCGGTTAGGCACCGGTGCGCTCCAAGGCGGTGCTATCGAAGCCACCACTGAAGTAGCTCAAGAAGGCATTAGCGTCCTAAACCGCGCTGACCTAGACCCGCTATTTACTGCAGAAGACGCCAAGATGCGTCTCGCAGAAGCTGCGTTTGCTGGTTTCTTTGGCGGTGCTGCTCCTGGCGGTGCTGGTGGCGCTATAGGCGGAACGCTAGACGCTGTGTCGTCTATGAAGCCTGGCCAAGGAGTGCTTACTAATGTAGGCAACATTGTAGAAAAGGCTAAAGGCTTCCTAGAAACAGCTCGCGGGCAGCGCGTTGATCAGCAGATCAACAACGAGCAGTTCGGCGATGTGGCGGCTGGCTTAACAACTCCCGAGTCTGAAGGCGACATCGACGCTCAGCTCCGTGCGATGGTTGATCCGTCTAGCGGCAAAAAAGCCGTGTGGATTGCTGGTGCCGCTCCAAAATTTAACGCTCCGCAAAACCGGGTTAAGACGGCTAGCATTAATGGAACACTGGCATATTCAGCATTTGTCCCAGGCCGAGGCACAATCGTCTCTACTGACGAAGACGTAGTGCGCGAAGTTATTGCAGCCGGTGCATCAGATAAGGCCTTGCAGATCGCCCTTGGTTATAGCGCCGTAAAAGATTATTCCGCTCCCGGTGACATTGTTGTTCAGGCACTCGACCGTAACGGTCGGGTCATCTCTGAAGAAGTCACGTCGCCAGAGGGGGTAAGTGCTGCTTTCGAAGCCGCTCGTAATCTGATGCCCGAAGGTGGCAGCATCCAACAGACTACTGTAGAAAAGGCGCTCGAAGATCGTAAGCGCCGCTTTGAGTCAGAGCAGCGAGTCGAGGTTCGTGACATTGACTTGTCTGACGAACAGACCGACGAGACAGACGCTGACCAGGTAGAGATGTTCGGCCAAGGCGTGCAAGCCGTAGAGGGGCAACGCACAGTTGTTCGAGCGTATGGTCGTAAGACTGACCCGAACCGAGTGTTTGATAACACACAGTCCGCCCGTGCCTCTTACGACACGGTGTTCGGTGAGACTAACTGGGCTGACCCGCGTTTCGCGTCTATGACCGAAGCGATGCTTAACGCTGCTGTAAATGAGCAGCGCAGTAACCCAGACTCAGCGGTATCTATTGAAGACACGCCAGATGGTGGGTATCAAATCGTTCGCGATGATTTTGGCGATCTGTTCCGCTCAATTGATACGGCTGGCAACGAAGTACGTCTAAATCTCCCTGAGTTTTTACGTTCTGCCATACAGAGAGCACGCCGAAGCAAGTACGCTCAGAACTCTCGCGTTACTATTGTTGGCCCAGACGGAAAAAAGTCAGCCGTAAACCTTGTTGACCTTACTGCGGCTGGGCAGCGCTTACTAGAAGGCCGTGAAGGATCTGGGTTTCAGTTGCGCCAAGACCCACGTACCGGCGCTACATACGTATCTCCAGAAGCAGCCGCCAGGGCTGGTTTGCTTGAAGTCTTGGGCGATTTGGCTGTTGAAGGGTACGATGTACAGATCGATGGGCAGTCGCTTTTCCCTGGCTTCCAGCTGACGCCTGACCGTAATCAGGCTGCTGCTGGCCGTATCCCTGCTCGATTAGGCAACGTAACTGCGGCAGTTATTGGCGGCCGTCAGCGATCTTTGAACGATCTTCTGAACCCCGTCCAAGAGTCGGTGATGACGGCAGAAGAGCGCCAAGCTGCGCTTGCTGCTGAACCGCTCGGCCCGCCAAGAGATGATGTTTCAGACGGCCGTACCGAAACAGAACGTATGATCGAGTCGAGCGTTACGGGCGGTGAGCTCCTAACGCCGATGAACATCGACACGCCGCGCTCAGCTATTGATCTGCGCGCTGGTCGTGCTCCTACTACTGTAAGCCCGTTGGCCGAAAGACGCTCGGCGCAAGAGCGTATCTCTAACGCCATCAACAGCATGGTCGGCGATATTGTTCGCGACCTGTTTGACTCGCTCAAGTTTGCCGACCCGCCGCATATTTTTACGTTCGCTGAACTCATAGCTATGTCGGATGACCAGCTATTGCAGCTGTTTGGCGGCGCGTTGAATCCAGTACGCGAAGCAATCGCTAGCATGCAGAATAGCTCCACAAAGATGGGCATGCATATTTCTGGACAGTTTGGAAAGATAATTATCCTTCGAGAGTCCGGCAACGTACTGCAAGACGCTCTTGTTATTGCGCACGAAATTGGCCACAGCCTCTACAAAGAGGAGCGGAATAAAGCGCTTGAGAACTCCGCTATTCGTAAGCGGCTGTTTAGAGCCTATCAGTCATCCCCATCGTTCAAAGACCTAAAGGACAAGTACGGGTTTGATCTCGGCTTTGAAGAGTGGTTCTCTGACCAGGTGGCTTTGTGGGCTAACAAGCGGTACAGAAGCCGTCAGAAGGCTGATAGTCTCGTTAAGAAGTTCTTCAAGGACTTTGCGGCTCGCCTTGAGTCGCTCTGGAAGCAGACATCGGAGTCTTTCCGTAAACGGTTTGGCGGACGACTTGGAGCCGTCAACGAAGACTTCGAGACGTTCATGGACGCTGTCCTTGAGTCCAGAAAGTCACAAGTAAAGGAAAACGGCTTATCCTTTACTGAGCGAGCGTTCGTATACGAGCTTAACGACCTTAATATTGCCAACGGCGGCGCAGCCCGAGCGGCGCACTGGCAGTCGAAGATCTCGCAGCTTAAGAAGAGCCCATACGTTAAACCTATCCTTCGGCTTGTATCGACGGCCGATGGCATCCTGCGTATGTACGCCGGTAACGAAATAGCGGATATGTTTTACGTACGGGCCCAAGATCCGACCGGCAAAGGCCGTCTTGGTTTTGTACCGCAGTCGGCGCGTACGTTTGACTTGTATAAGAACCGACTTGATACGGAGTTAGGGTCATTTGATGATCCGGCTCTGGACGCAGAGTTCGATAAGGCAGCGTCAGACACGCCGACCGCACAGTTGACCGGTAAGGCGCTGGCCATCCGCCAGTTCCTTGAGGACTTCTACTCAGAATACGTCAGCCCATCGAAGACTAAGATCGGCTTCCAGCGCGACTACTTTCCGCGTCTGCTTGATCTTGTGGCTATCTCAAATGACCCGCAAGCATTTGTCGATTTGATTCTGCAGGCCGACCCAAGTGCAAACCGCGCAAAAATAACTAGCAGAGTTCAGAAGCTCGTAGACCTTCAGCAGGCGGTAACTAACGGCGCCGACGTAGAAGGCAACCCGTTGGACCCGGCCGCTAGCGTTAACGAGGCGCTTGAGTTAACGAAGAACTTAACTCGCCAGCAGCTTCGAGATAACGGCTTTTTGCTCCCGCCAAAGCAGGCGTTTTCTGAGTACGTCCGCAAGGTAATCAAGCGCGTCGAGTTCGACCGCGCTACCAAAGATGACCAGGGTAACGATCGCCTCAAGCCGCTGCTGGATGCTCTTGCACCAGAGGATCGCGAGCAGGCGCTGCAGGTTATCAACACCTACATGGGTTATCGCGCTCCGCTCAGTCCGTTCTGGCGAAAGCTGAACAGCTGGGGGCAGTTCATTCAGTTCGTGACTATCCTGCCGTTTGCTGCAATCTCGTCTGTGACAGACCTGGCTGGTCCGGTTATCGCGTCAAAAGAGTTTGGCGACCTGACGACTGGCATGAAAGAGGTAGTAGCGACTATCAAAAACCGCGAAGAGGCCAAACAGTTGGCTCGCGACATCGGTGTCGTTACGCCAGAAGCCGTGGCTAACGCGTGGATCACTGATGCGGACGCCGACTATATGGATCCGACCGCTCGTAAGTGGTCTGACCACTGGTTCTCGTTGACTGGTTTGAACTGGTTCACTCGGTTCACTCGTGAGTTTGCTACCGGCATGGGCGTGCAGTTCATTACGAAACACGCACGTAATGAGTTCAATAACCCGCGATCGGATCGGTACCTCGAAGAGCTTGGTCTGACCCGAGCCGATGTAACGAGCTGGCTCAACAGTGGGCGCAAGCTTTCGACGCCAGAAGGTAAGAAGGTTACTCAGGCGCTGCAGCGATTCGTTGAATCTTCGACGCTGCGTCCTAATGCTGCAGAGCGACCGGTGTGGGCGTCTGATCCGCACTTCGCTTTGATATGGCAGCTGAAAGGTTACTTTTACTCCTACGGTAAGGTCATCCTAGGCGGTATGTTCTCGGAGGCTGAAACCAGACTTCGTGAGCAGAATATTGGAACCCCGTGGCAGCGTGTTGGGTCCGCAGCCGGGCTGCTCGCGCTTACTGCGGTAGCGACTATGCCGCTGGCAATGCTTGGTATGGAACTTCGCGAGTACGCAAAGTTTGGCCTGGCAGCGTTCTTACCGTTCGTTGAGGCCGACCAGAAGTACTTCCGGACCGACCGTATGGACTGGTCTGAGTATCTCGGAACGGCCTTTGAGCGGTCAAACTTTAGCGGGCCATTTGGGCTAGCTACAGGGGCTTCAAATGCTGCTAACTTTGGCGACAGCCCACTGTTTACGCTTCTTGGACCCACGACAGAGACTATCGATACCGCTATGACTAATGGCTGGCGGATAGACCGGACGTTGAAAGACCGGCTGCTGCCAATTTATAACCAGCTGTAAGGGGTACCTATGGAACTCTTTGAAATCTTTACTCGCGCATGGCCAGTTATTCTGGCGATGATCACCCTTATCATCGTGCTGTCTAAGCTGGATCTGCGGGTCGCGGTATTAGAGGATAAGATCAAGACCTTGTTTGATCTGCTTAACAAGAGGAACGAAAAATGATGACTATGATTAGTACCTTCCTGTCATTTTTGGCAGGCGGTCTTCCTAAGATTTTGCAGATTTTTCAAGATCGACAGGACAAGAAACACGAGTTGGCCTTGGTTGCCGCGCAGAAGGAGCGTGAGTTGGCTTTGGCCGAGAAGGGCTTTCTTGCTCAGGCTCGGGTTGAAGAGATCAAACTGGAGCAAATCCAAACTCAAACGGCAGGCGAAGAGCGCCAATCCCTGTATCAGCACGACATTGAGATCGGCAAAGGTGCATCCCAGTGGATGATTAACCTCCGGGCCTCCGTTCGCCCGGTCGTCACCTACATCTTCGTGTTGGAGCTTGTCGCCCTTAACATTACGGGCATCTGGTACGCCTGGAACCAAGGCGTACCGTTCGCCGTGGCTATGGAGAACGTGTTTGGTGATGACGAGATGTTGATCCTCAGCAGCATAATCGCCTTCTGGTTTGGCACTCAGGCGTTCAACAAGAAGTGAAAGTCTCCCCCGCCGCCATCCAGATGATCAAGCACCACGAAGGGGTGCGGACTAAGCCTTACCGCTGTCCTGCCCTTTTGTGGACGGTCGGCGTGGGCCACGTAATTGACCCAACCCACACGAGGATAAAGTATGAGGAGCGGCGTAATATATCGGTACCCCCTGGCTGGGACAGAGTCCTCTCCGTGGGAGAAGTTGACGCTCTTCTTGCTGAAGACCTTGGCCGTTTTGAGCGTGGTGTACTTAGACTGTGTCCTGCTGCTGCTGGCCGTCAGGGAGTTTTCGATTCTCTCGTCAGTTTTGCCTTCAACGTGGGCCTCGGCAATCTCCAGCGTTCTTCCCTTCGGATGAAGACCAACCGGGGCGAGTTTGAGGAAGCGGCTGATGAGTTCCTGAAGTGGACTAAGGCCGGTGGCCGGGTACTTCCTGGCCTGGTCAAACGGCGTATGGACGAGCGTTCCTTGTACTTGTCCGGCGTGCATTGTACAAACGATCCTGCTAATATCCGGTAGGGGATCTCTACCTCCACACGAAGGGTTTAAGATGGCAGAGAAAATTAAACTCGTTCAAGGGGACACCCGCCCTCAGGTGCGCCTCACGCTTACCGACGAAAATACGGGTCAGGTCATAGACCTAACGGGTGCTACCGTTACCCTACACTTTCGCTCTGTCGGCGCTACTACTTCGTTGTTTTCACGGCAAGGCGTAGTTATTGACGCCCCAAACGGCATCGCTGTCGTTTCCTGGCAAGCGGGAGATCTCAACGTCCCGGCCGGTGAGTACGAGGGGGAGATCGAGGTCTACTGGTCCGCGACCAACGCGCGCCAGACAGTTTACGACCTGTTGAAGTTTAAAGTCCGTGAGGACATCGCGTGAAACTGACTGCCGCTTGGACAGTCATAAAGAGCGCCATTACAGCACAGGCGCTCTCTGCCACGGCATCGGCCGCGCAGTTGACCGCAGCTACCCAAGCAGCGGTGCTCACGCTCGTTTATGAGCTTGGTCTTTTTCTTCTAATTGTCGATCGGGAAGACCGGGCTACGTTCGAGGACAGCCTAGAACGGTCCTTTTCAAAGGCGCTGACTGAAGCGTTTGATGCGCTGGATCAACATGCATTTGCGGTTGGGAAGCCTGTTCAAGACGGGCTAGAAATCTCTGATGCTCAGTTGCTTGCGTTTGCCAAGAACAACGCCGACGAGATTGCGGTCATTGAGGCCAGATCTATCCTTCTTGCAAAAGCGTTGGAAGACGGCACGCTGACCGAAGACACGTTGATCACCGCCGTCAACAAGGCACTTATCGATACTGCATCTGTTCTCGAAGAACATACTTTTACTACGGACAAAGTGTTGTCCGAGACGACTTTGGTTGCAGAAGAACTGCGCTCGACTTTGTTTAAGGCGCTTATCGAATCAGCTGCTTTATCAGACTCTCAACAAATCGAAGTAGCTAAGGTTTTTTCCGACGTAGTCGGCGCTACAGACGACCTCGACGGGAACTTGTCCATTGAGGACGATCAGTCTGTAGAGTTTTTTAAATCAACCAGCGACATTGCGGCTGCGGTCGACTCGTTTGACCGACAAGTTGATTACGTTCGGCAATTTGACGATGCGGCATTAGCTACAGACGTTCAAACGCTGTCTCTTGCAAAGCCGTTCAGCGACGAGACGCAAGTCTTAGATTCTGCTACGAACGATGTTTCTAAGGTTACTGAGGAAAATACTACTGTCGCAGACAATGTTGCTCAAGAATTTACCAAGTCTTCGACAGACGAACTTATTGTTGCTGACTTGACTTCAACTGCTTTCTTTTCTGATAAGGCCGATGACTTAACGGTAGTTGATTCTGACGCACTTGAAGTCGGCAAGAATTTAAGCGACGACGGCAACCTCGCAGATAACTCAACACTTGTTTTTGACAAGAACGTAACTGAGATTACTGCGGTTGCTGATGCAAACGCTATTAGCATAAGCAAACCATATGATGACGCAGCTAGTGTGGCCGACGCGTCTACGGTCAACACGGGCAAAGTATTTGCCCACGAATCCCAGATCAGCGACACCTCGACGCTCAGCATTGGCAAAGGCGAGACAGAGTCGCTGTCACTCGCTGACTCCATTGTACAGTCCGTCCAGAAGGCGATAGAAGATTTCATCACCACGACGGACGACCTCGACGGTGTCGCCTCTGTTGACGACGATCAGAACGTTCAGTTCGTTAAGGTTATTGGGCATATTGCGACCGTTACTGATCAGATCCTGATCGCGCTCGTATCTCTGCGTGACCTGGCTGACGCCGGTGTCCTGTCTGATAGCGATGTACTCGCGGTCGAGAAGGCGCTCGGCGAGCAGATCTCTGCACTCGATGCGGCGGTGCTCGCGAATTCAAAGACGCTGCTCGACACTGCTTCGCTGTTCGACGCCGTTGCGGTTCAGCTCTCGAAGCCTCAGTCCGACAGCATGCTGGTCTCGGACGACGATGTCCTTACCACGTTCAAGGTACTTACCGAGAGCGCTCAGCTGGCGGATACGTTCGCCTTGGTCGCTACGTTTGTACGTAGCTTTACTGATTCTTCTATAGCGATTGACCAGTTGGTTCAGTCGCTTTCAAAAATCCTGTCTGACTCTACTAGTGTTTCGGATCTGCCTATCAAGCAGCCGAACCTTGGTAAGTCGGAATCTGTGTCAGTAGGAAGTTCGGGAACGCTACTGATGCAAGGGTACTGCGATATCACGTATTTCGCAGAAGACTTTGTTGGTAGTTCTCGGTCATTTACTTAGTGAGGTCTTTTTAGATGAATACGCTTGAAAATTTAAAGGTTAAGGGCCGTTTGACTATCGTCCTCCGTGACGAAAACGGCAACGTCAAGGATGAGCGTGACGTCGACAATCTCGTCGTCAACTCTGGCTTGGCATACATCATCAGCCGTATGGTCGGCACGTCCAAGGCTGTGATGACGCATATCGGCCTCGGATCTGGTACCACGGCTGCTGCTGCCGCTCAGACGGATCTTGTAAGCGTCCTCGGCTCTCGTGAGGCGCTGGACTCGACCACGATCGCTGGTGCGAATCTGAACCAGGTGGTGTATGTCTCTTCGTTCGAGGCTGGCGACGCCACGGGCGCTGTCACCGAAGCGGGAATTTTCAATGCCGCAACGGCTGGCGACATGCTTTGCCGCACGGTGTTCCCGGTGGTGAACAAAGGTGCTGCAGACGCGTTGACCGTCACTTGGACGATTACGTTGTCGGCAGTCTAATAGAGACTGTAGATGTCAACGGTAACTCTTAGAAACGTCAAAGGATCGCCGCTGACCAATGCGGAGGTTGACGCTAACTTTTCGAACCTGAACACAGATAAGGTAGAGAAGAGCAACAACCTCAGCGACCTCACTAGCGCGAGTACCGCCCGGAGTAATCTGGGCGTGTACTCAAGCGCTGAGGTGGACAATCAGGCGATCGCGATGGCTATTGCTCTGGGGTAACACATGGCTTTTAAGTCGATCGCATTGCCGAACATCGGCACTTCAGGATCGCCCTCAACGCTAACGGCGACAGTTCAGGCTGGGCAAACCCAGACCCTGATTGGGTTAGCTTTTGCTAACTCAAGCGGCGTTAACGTGACCATTTCGGCGAAACTAAATAAAAGTGGCGGCGCTTCTGCGTTCCTTATTAAGGACGCTCTGGTTCTTCCAGGCGGAGCGCTTGCGGTGGTAGGCGGCGATCAAAAGCTGGTACTAGAAACCGGTGATACAATCACCGCGTACGCTAGCGCCGGAAGTTCGGTTGATGCCACTCTGTCTTACCTCGTTTGAGGATTGAGCAATGGGTTATATTGGTAACGCTCCGTACAGCGGACTGGTCACTGGGGACAACGTCCTCGACGGGTCAGTCAACACAGCCGATATAACTAACGGAGCAATTACGGCTGCTAAGCTAAGCACAACTGCCATTACAGATAAGCTTGGATATACGCCGTATAACGCAACCAATCCTAGCGGATATATAACGAGCTCCGCATCAATCACCGGCAGCGCGGCGACGCTAACGACGGGCCGCACGATTGGGATGACGGGGGACGTCACCTGGACGAGCGCCGCTTTTAACGGATCTGGAAACGTTACCGGCACGGCGACGCTGGCAAACAGCGGCGTCACAGCCGGTACGTATACAAAAGTAACAGTCGACGTAAAAGGACGCGTAACTTCTGCGACGACGCTAGCGGCTGGCGATGTTCCTACGCTTAATCAGAACACAACCGGAAGCGCCGCGACTCTTACGACTGGTCGTACGATTGGAATGACGGGCGACGTAGCCTGGACGAGCGCGTCTTTCAACGGCTCGGCTAACGTGACAGGCACCGCAACTCTTGCCAACAGCGGTGTGTCCGCCGGAACGTATACTACTGCCACGATCACGGTTGACGCAAAAGGCCGCGTGACCTCCGCATCAAGCGGCGTTGCTGCTACAGGTACTCCCACGTTGAACGTAGTTACCGGAACAACGCAGACAGCCGCCGCTAATAACCACTATGTTTTGACGAATGCTACTACTACTACTGTCACACTCCCGGCTTCTCCGGCGGCTGGCGACGTAGTGTGGGTCACTGTAGAGAACGGCCGCATCGACAACGTGATTGCCCGCAACGGCCAGAACATTGAAAGCATCGCGGATGACTTACTGCTCGACGATACGCAAGCGTCGTTGCAGCTCCGCTACGTCAACGCAACTATTGGATGGGTTTTGGTATGACCGCATTGAGTAGTCTTGTAAGAGGCAAGAATAACGGAGCGATTTTTTCTAGGTACTTCACTTCATCTGGAAATTTTATTGCGCCGCAAACGGGGTACTACCGAATCGTCGCTATTGGCGGTGGTGGTGGCGGTGCTGCCGCCGCTCATACTGGATTTACCCGTTGCGCCGCTACTGGCGGGGGTGCCGGAGGGTTTTGCTACAAAGTCGTTCAACTTACTGCGGGCACATCGCTAACGGTTACTGTAGGTGCAGGTGGAAACGGTGCAAGTAAAAGTACTGATTCCCCCGGTGCAACGAATGGTGGTGCTGGTGGGGCTACAACTGTTGTTGGTACCGGTGTCAGCATGACTGCTAATGGCGGCGGCAGCGGCGTTGGATCTACTTCAGGTGTCACAGTTGCTGGCGGCGCAGGAGGCACTGCATCCGGTGGAGATATTAATCATACCGGAGGTTCGGGCGGATCTTGTACACAAACTAATGGCGGTCCGTATGGAACCGGAGGCGGTTCTGTAAATTTATTTGGAGCTGCGAGTTGTAATGGCGGGACTATTACCATTGCTTCGAATGGCTCACCAACCACTACCGGCGGTGGCGGTGTTGGTGGAAAAGGTGGAGATCGTACAACCGGAGGAAACGGTTCGGGAGGTGGCGGCTCTAGTGGGTCTGTGGCTGATAACAGCACTAACGGGGGTGCCGGTATTGATACTTGGTATTACAGAAATGCCAGCACCTTTTTCCAAATGTCTTTAAGTCAGTCAATTCCCGGCTTTGCCTACGTAACTTATAGCGGCGGCAGCGGTGGATATTCAACTAATCCGGCTATTAGTCCTCCCGGACCGGGTGGTGGTGGTGGTGGTGGTTACGGGAACAATGTTAATACAACTGGCGGAACCGCGTCGTTTTTCGCTGGCGGTGGCGGCGCTGCTATTTTTATTGACAATACTTCTTATTATACAGCCACAGCAGGTTCAGGTGGTTTGTACGGTGGCGGCGGTGCTGCTGCTGCTGCAATTGATAATACTGGTGCAGCATATACTCAATACGCAAATGCGGGTTCCGGAAGATCAGGCGTTGTTTACGTGGAGTGCGTGGGATGATTTACGAAATCCTGAATGACGCAGGCGAAGTCATCAATACAATCGTCGCTGAAGAATGGTTCGTTGAGCAGAACTACCCCGGCCACTATCGTTTGGTTGGACCCGAACCTGTTCCGTATGTCGAACCGCTTATCACGAAGGCGGCTTTCCGCTTCCGCATGACCGATACCGAATACGTTGGAATTCTTTCGGCTGCCAAGACGGATGTGGAAGTCGCTGCGTGGGTAGAGACTTTTAATATGGTCACCCAGATCGACCTCGACAACCAACGCACAATTGATGGTGTTGGTACACTTGTCGTTAAGGGTTTGCTTACGCAAGCACGAGCAGATGAGATTCTGACCACTTCAGTTAACGACGCAGAGCGTCCGTAGTAGCTCGGGGTAACGCATGGCATACATCGGCAACGCACCGGGGTTCTCGACACAGCGGGTTGTGACTACGTTCACGGCCACTGCTGGGCAGACCTCGTTTTCGCCTAACGGCGGGTACATCATTAACTACGTCGATGTGTACTACAACGGCGTTAAGCTGGTGGCTGGCGATGACTTCACTGCTACAGATGGTTCGGTAGTTGTTCTTGTTGTAGCTGCAACGCTAGGTGACTCCGTTGAGATTGTTTCGTACAACCCGCGAGGTTTAAGCGACGGGTACACAAAGGCGGAAGCTGACGACAGATTCGGCACACCAAGTTATATCGACTTTGATACGGCGGCAGTTGTAACGCCCGCCGTCGGTCGCATGGGGTGGGACCCGGACTCCGGCACCGTATCTCTAGGCCTGATCGGTGGAAACGTATCTTCTACCGTTGGCCAAACGCTACATGCGTATGTCACTAATGCCGAGTCTGTAACGATCACCAAAGGTCAGGCGGTATACCTGTATCAGGCTCAAGGCGATCGAGCGACAGTAAAGCTGGCGTTCAATACCTCTGATGCAACATCGGCAAAGACCTTTGGTCTTGCCGCTGAAAACATAGCAGCAAACCAGACTGGATACGTAATCTGCCAGGGTGTTCTGAATAACGTCGATACTTCAGCGTTTTCTGTTGGGGCAACTTTGTATTTGGGCGCCACAGCTGGGTCATTAACTTCGACCAAGCCCGTTGCTCCTAATCACATGGTTTATATCGGCGTGGTAGAGAGAGCCAACGCTGGTGCTGGCCAAATCTATGTTCGCCCCCAGAACGGGTACGAGCTGGACGAGATCCACGACGTATTGATTACTTCTCCTGCTACTGGCCAAGTGCTGAGGTATGACGGCACTACCAGCCTTTGGAAGAACCAAGCTCTCTTGGCATCGGACATTCCCGAGTTAACGCTCGAAAAACTGCCAAGCGCCGCATTCAAGCGCAGCGTAAAAGCCGCTACGACCGCGAATATTACGCTCTCCGGTACGCAGACACTTGACGACGTTGCTGTCGTTGCAGGCGATCGTGTGCTCGTCAAAAACCAGACGACCGCGTCGCAGAATGGCATTTATTTAGTTGCTGCAGGGGCCTGGTCTCGAGCGGCCGATGCAGACGCGGTCGGCGAAATTGCCTCAGCCGTCGTCAACGTAGAGAACGGCACCGCCAACGGCGGCGAAATGTGGACGACAACCTTCAAGGGAACGGACACGCTCGGCACGACCGCGATGAACTGGTTCGAGGTGCTTTACAACTCTGGCACCTGGGGTATCTCAGTTACCGGTAACGCCGCTACCGTTACTAACGGTGTCTACACAAATAATGCTCAGACGATTTCTGGTGCAAAGACCTTTTCTGGCGTTAGTAAGTTCGCCGAGATTGGATACGTAAACGCATATACGCAGAGCTTTGCTCAGTCCTATGTGCCCACCAGCTATCTTATCGCTGGAGAGTTTCAACCTATTTTGACTGTAACACCAACCGGAAGCTCCCAAAATTACGAAGTTAGTGGGCGGATATTTGTTCAGTCCGGTTCGGTTGTTCAGATAATTGACTTTAATGTGGGGCTTCGATCCAACACATTGCCCGACCTATCTTGGGAAACCAGCTATTCCGAAGAGCTAATCGGCGGAACTGCTTTTGTTCGCCCGGTACTGTGGGTCAAAGAAACGACTACGGCTGCATTCCAACTTGCGCTAGAGGGTTTGACTTCGTCAGTTCATAACATCAGTTTAAAGCTCGATGTGGTAAATCGCGGCGCTTACAACAACGTCGTCTTTAATACTGTAGTCACGTCTGACGTAGCTGCTGTTGCAGCTGGTTACACCTCGTACCCGTTCGACAAAATATCGACGATTAATAACGAAGCTATTACCTTCGTTAATTCTGTCACCGCTCCATCTTTTTTGGGAAACGCGACGTCAGCGACTACAGCTACAACGGCGACGTCGGCAACGACTTTAGCTACTGGTCGAACCATTGGCATGACCGGCGATGTGACCTGGACTAGTGCTTCATTTAACGGGTCTGCCAACGTCACTGGCACAGCGACGCTAGCAAATTCCGGTGTTACGGCTGGCACATATACGACTGCAACAATCACTGTTGATTCAAAAGGTCGCGTTACAGCAGCGACTAACGGTGTTGGCGGTGGTACGCCGGACTTTATTCTCCAATCCTACGGACTTGTTTGAGGTAGTTTGACATGGCAACAGCAGCTCAATATGCAGCAACCCCGCGCGCGGCACTCGGTCAAGTCGTCACGGCCAACGCCGCACGCGATGGCACTGGCACGATCGCTACGATTTTCACAGCTGGGGCTTCCGGCTCGCGCGTGGACGACATCAAGATTCAAGCCCTAGCTACCACGACGGCCGGTGTCGTTCGTCTGTTTCTACATGACGGCACTAACGCTCGTCTGTGGCATGAAGTGATGGTTACGGCGACAACGCCAAGCACCACCGTGCAGGCGTTCAACACAACGCTGTACAACCAAGCATTAATCCTGCCAAACGGCTGGTCGCTTCGTGCGTCTACGAATAACGCTGAAGGGTTCAACGTTATCGTCACTCGCGCGGGAGACTTCTAATGAACCCTGGTACATACGCAGGAGTTGGTAGCGCCGCATCTGGCGACGCAATCACCGGATTTCAACAATCACATATCATCCAAACTTCACAATCTATTACAGCGCCAGCTGGAACAAAACGTATTGAGGCGTTAATTGCTGGCGGCGGCGGCGGCGGAAGTTACGGTAGCGGCGGCGGCGGCGGTTTTGGCGGGCTTGCTGTTATGGGCATTCCTGTGACTGGGAGACCATACGACATAGTCGTTGGAGCTGGTGGCATTAATAGTGCGCCTGGCAACCCGTCTCAAGTTTGGTCGGCAGGAATGATGTATGCCGAAGTTGGCGGTGGTGGTGGTCATACAGGTGGCGACGGTAAAAACGGTCGCTCTGGAGGTTCCGGAAGTGGTTCACCGTCGCAATACTTTGGCGGACATGGGGGAGCGCCACCGATTGGTGAGTTGCTTTGGTATTACGCGCCAACTTATCCGAGCGTAAATTGGCAAGCAAGGAATACGGCATATCCAGAGACCATATACGGCACTAGTAATGCTGGATTCGGCGCGTATCACAACGGAAACAGCGGCACATATACTTTACAGGCGACGCGCGGATCGTTAGGCGGAGGCGGCGGTGGAGGTTCTGCTCAAGTTGGTCCGGCCTACGGAGGTGGCGGCGGTGGTGGTGATGACGCTTATGGATACACTAATGGGTTACTAGGAGGCGGTGGCGGCGTAACTAACCAAGGTACCGCTACGTCTGGTGGTTCATTTACGTCGGTAAATATTTGGGGGGTTACAGGCAAAGCAAATGGCGTTGGCGCGTCTAATGGCGCCGGTGGCGGCGGTGCGCTGCTTAGTGCTGGTGCAAATGGATCGTATACGCAGGGCGCGTTGCTGGGGTATGCAGAAGATTGGACGCCCATATATTACGGGATTTGGGTTGGTGGTAATGGCGGTGATGGCGGTGGCGGTGGTGGCTCTGTTTATATCCCCGGCTATGTACGTGTTGTATATGATACGTCAGGGAACTGGTGGGACGCGTATATTCAGCCAATTGGTCCTGGCACGCGTGCCGGATACGGTGGAAATGGATTTGTTATCCTCCGGTTTTTCTTTTGAGGTGCAGTATGGGACTTTATGCCATTGTTAAAGGCGGAATTGTTGATGCTGTCGTTGTAGCCGATTCGCCACTCGAGACTGACGGGATCTGGGTTTGCATAGACGAGGTGAACCCACAGCCGTTTCGTGGATGGACATACGAAGATGGCGTGTTTTCTTATGAAGCGCCAAAAGTATATGTAAAGAAATCGACAATCCGCGCAGTCTTGTCGGACGTGTGGGCGAACATTGAGACTGCCGCGTCATCGGACGACAACGTAAAGCAATGGCTTGATAAGATTACGTCGCAAGAATCGCAAGAATTTACTCAAGAATACATAGATGAATTGCTTTCACTTGTTAAAGGCAAACTAATTACGTTGCAGCAATTTGAGAAATTGCGTCCGAATAGCGGCTTTTACTTTGAGATCTAAACCGGACTGAGGAGATACTATGTCCCGCGCTAGACTACTTGCTGCAGCTTTCGGTGCTGATGGCACCCTCAATACCTCAGACGTTGCGGGGCTTTCGACTGTTGCCGTTTCTGGTCAGTACACCGATTTGCTTGGAAAGCCGGTACTGGCAACAGCCGCTACAAGTGGGTTATTTGCGGATTTACTTAGCAAGCCTACAACTATTTCTGGGTATGGAATTAGCGACGCGCAACCGCTTGATGCAGACCTTACCGCTATTGCGGCTTTGTCTGGAACGAGCGGCTTCCTTAAGAAAACCGCCGCGAACACTTGGTCGCTTGACACAAACACATATCTCACTGGGAACCAAAGCATTACGCTCTCAGGCGATGCCAGCGGTAGTGGTACTACGGCTATTTCCCTCACGCTTGCTAACAGCGGCGTCACCGCTGGTACGTATACAAAAGTCACCGTTGATGCGAAAGGCCGCGTTACTACTGGAGCATCACTAGCTTCGGGTGATCTTCCTACCTATACCGGTACTATTACCTCAAGCCAGGTAACTACAGCGCTTGGTTATACGCCTCTTAGCCTAGCAGGCGGTACGATGACCGGCGCGATTACATTCGCAGCCGGACAGACATGGCCGACATTCAATCAAAGCACAACCGGTAGTGCCGCTACTCTTACAACTGGCCGCACTATCGGCATGACCGGTGATGTTACTTGGACTAGCGCATCATTTAACGGCAGCGCGAACGTTACCGGGACAGCGACGCTTGCTAATAGCGGAGTTACGGCCGGCAGCTACGGCTCCTCGACAGCGGTTCCGGTGATTACCGTCGACGCAAAAGGGCGCGTTACCGCTGCAAGCACTCAGGCAATATCTGGTTCTCTGACGTTTACGGGCGACGTTACCGGCACAGGATCGACCGGATCGAACACAGCTCTCACACTCGCAAATAGTGGTGTCAGCGCTGGAACGTACCGCTCAGTAACTGTTGACGCAAAAGGGCGCGTCACCGCCGGTACTAATCCAACGACGCTTTCTGGTTACGGAATAACCGATGCCCTTGCGCTGAGTGGCGGCACCCTGACAGGCAACGTTACGGTCGGCACCACTGCGTCACCTGCCACTGTGACTGTCGTTCGCAATTTTGGGAACAACAGCTCGAACTTTTCTTCTCGCCCTATTGGCACCGCCCAAGGCCAGATCAGTGGTTACACCCTGTACGCAACCTTTCAAGGTACGGGTGACAATGGCCCGCGCCGCGTTGCTGATATCTGGGGTGGGTACAACGGCGGCGCTTGGGGTACTGAATACCTCGCGTTTGGCGTTGCGAATGCCGGTGATTCTGCGAACCAAACTACAGAGCGTCTCCGTATAGGACCAGCTGGACAAATCGGAATCGGAGGTGCCAACTACGGAACGTCTGGTCAAGTTCTTACCAGCAACGGGGCTGGCGCCGCTCCATCATGGCAAACGGCTGGCGGTGGTGGAACGCCGACCATGAGCGTAACTAGCAGCACGTCGTTTACAGCTGCTGCTAGCACTCATTATGTGCTTGTTGGTGGCGCTACGACGGTTACTTTGCCAGCCTCTCCTGCTGCTGGTGCTGTTGTTTGGATCACTGTTGCTAACGGGCGTACCGATACAGTGATCGCACGAAACGGACAAAACATAAATAGCTTGGCGGAGAACATGACGGTGGACAGTGCGTTCGCTGGTCTACAGCTTCGCTTCGCAGACGCAACGAGAGGATGGGTGTTTACATGAGTACTCTTTCGCAATTCATGCCTGGGGGTAAACCTCGGCAAGTCACTGTGTATACGAGTGGCTCCGGCACTTACACGCCGGTTTCCCCAAACTCATGGTGTTATGTAACCATGATTGGAGGCGGAGGTTCCGGTGGAGGCGGTTACGCCTGCTATAGCACGTTTTACGGCGGGTATGGGGGTTCCGGAAAACTCCTTGAGCAGTGGACTAAAGTCGTGTCAACGGCGTCCTACGCAGTCGGCGCCGGTGGTTATTGGTATAACCTCCAGAACCCTTACGATAACTGGCAGCAAGTGGCTGGCGGCACATCGACATTCAATGGACTGTCTGCAGCGGGCGGAGGCAACGGTGGTGGCGTTCGCGTTGACGGGCAAATTACTTCAGCCGTTATGGGGCTTGGCTATTACACGCATGGCGGAAACTACGGCGTAGCGGGTTGGGGGACGACAGTAGGTAACAGTAATGGGTGCAGTAGCTGGTCAAATGGCGGAAACGGCAACGGCGGAATTATCGTAGTACAGGATTTTGGCCCATGAATACTTGGTTGAAGATTTCTAACGGTGTTGTGATTAACGTCGTTAAGCAAGATGCCACCCCGCCGGACGATGAGCTCGGTGCTTGGGTAATTCAGACACACCCGATGCAAGGTCCGGGCTGGTTTTATGACGAAAGCGGCGTCCTTCGTAGACCGCTCGATCAGCCGTGGTTCATTATCACCAAGCAAGCGTTTATTGATCGATTTACCACAGATGAGTGGTCTGCAATCCAGCAAAACGCGTTAAATACTCCGGCTATTCAGAGCGCTTTAGAGTATTTAAACGGAGTTGAAAAGGTTGCGCTACCTGCATCATCGACTCTTCGTGCGATAGAAGCCTTTGTAAATTCCGGATGCGTGACGCGCGAACGAGCAAACGAGCTGATCGTTGCCGCACACGAAGACGAAGTAGCAGACATTACCGCCCCGTCCGTGCCGTCTGAGGGGCCCTAACCTGCATGATGTTCCATAAAAGGAGCAAAATTGCTTTTCTATTAAACCCTAGATGCGGTAGTACATCGTTACGTGAGTACCTAGACCAATTTGGTTTTACGTATCCGTTGATACGAATAAATGAAGAGCCTTACTTTCATTGGCATCCGACCTACGAAGAATGTGTCGCGACATACCCGGCTTTAAAGCAGTATCAGATGTATGCAATCTTTAGGGATCCATTAGACAGGTTTGTTAGCGCTTTAGAGTTTGCCTTTACGATTGAGTCTTTAAAGCTCAGCAGAACGAAGTCATATGACCAGGTAATCGACAAGCTCTTTCGCTGGGACCCAACACGTACGCTATTGGGTATTCCGGGCGAGTTATTTACCCCGCAAGTACATTGGGTTTTAGGCGATAACGTAGAAGTAATTCCGTACAACGGTTTTACAGAGCGAGTTCGGGAGGTTGTAAGTGTTTGTGGTGGGTTAGAGAAAAAGATCGCTAAATACAACGCGACTTCTCGAAAGGTACTAAACGCCCCGTCCGACGCGGTTCGACAATTTGTGTCTGAGCGGTTCGCTAATGACTACGTTTTTGGGCGGGGGGCTGGGCTCCTTGTTTGACGCACTAAGAATGGTTAGCTCGGAAGAACTGGTAAAACGACTACGTACGTGCCTTGACTGTGAAAACAACGTCGTCGGGTTTTGCAAACTCTGCGGCTGTTTGATCCAGGCCAAGATTCGGGTGGCTAGCACCTCCTGTCCGATTGGTCTCTGGCAGGAGGAAAGCGCCTCCACGTCCGAGCCACCTTAGGCTTGTTGGGGGTGTCAGTTCTGTTAATATACGGGTAGGAAGATCCCCTTTAGGAGGCAGCATGACCGAGGTTTCTGCGACTGTAACCATTGGCGATAAACAGTATGAAATCGCCAAATTGTCAAACGAGGTAAAGGAGTTGATCTCTCTACACGGTCAAGCCCACGACATGATGGTTGCAGCCCGCCGTCAGGCGGTAATCCATGAGGTCTCGGTAGTTAATTTGGCTAATCTAATTAAAGTTCGGGTGGAGGCTGAATCCGATGGCAGTAAGCCAGCTGAGCCACTTTCAGGCCATGTCGTCGAATAACGGACACGATTTAGACGACCGCTATTGGGAGGTGGCCTCCCGGTTAGCCGTCCACGAAGCTATGTGCGAAGAACGATCGAAGAACATAGACGATCGTCTCGTTAAGATCGAGTCCGGTATTGAGAAGATTAACCAATGGGGAATCCTGATTGGGTTCACACTGATCTGTAGCATGGCGGGAATCCTCGTTACCTTGCTACTCAAGTGAGGTACGTATGGCCTATTTTAAGCTCGACCGGTTTAGCGGCATCGCACCGGGAGTCTCACCTAGACTTCTAGCAGACCAGTTTGGCCAGACGGCCGAGAACATTGATTTTGAGTCCGGGCGACTGACCCCGACAACTAACGACGTAGACGTATTCACGCTTCAAAGCGGTCTGCGACGGTCCATTTATTTCTACCGCGATACTAACTGGCTTGAGTGGAACCAAGACGGCGTAAAAGCCGTACCTGGTCCAATCCCTGGTGACACGCTGGCTCGCCTGTACTTTACCGGCGACGACTATCCGCGTATCGGTACCGTCAATACTATGATCGCTGGGTCGTCTGGATACCCGGCCAACAGTTATCGGTTAGGCGTTCCTGCCCCGGCAACTGCTCCGTCGATTACAAAGACGGGCACCCCTGACGAAGACCAGACGCCAGACGATGTCTCGTACGTCTATACCTTTGTAACCGCTTTTGGCGAGGAAGGTCCGCCTAGCCCTGCTACGGCTCCGATCGAGCGTACTGATACCGAAACCGTGACTATCACGATGCCGGTCAATCAGATTCCTAGCGGTAACTACAACTTTGGTGCAGGGTCGGTTAAGCGTATCTACCGTTCTAACACCGGTTCTACCAACACGGCATTCCAGTTCTTGGCAGAAGTAGGACTTACGACCACTACCTATGCAGACACGACCCCGTCGGCAGGGTTGGGTGAAGTTATTCCGAGCGAGACCTGGATTGGCCCACCGGACGACAACACCAGCCTGTATCCAGATGGCCCTATGAAGGGTCTGATAGCCGTGGCCAACGGTGTGTTTGCAGGGTTCACTGGTAAACGGTTATGTCTCAGTGAACCGTTTTTACCGCACGCTTGGCCGATCGACTACAGAATTACCCTTGAAGAGAACATTGTAGCCATTGGAGCCGTGGCCAACGGCATCGTAGCCCTGACCAATGGCACCCCGTACTTCGTAACTGGCACCGATCCGAGCGCCATGACCGCTGTCCGTGTTGACCTGCCACAGGCCTGTGTCAACGTAAACAGCGTGGTCGATATGGGCAGCTATCTTCTGTACGCCGGGCCGGACGGCTTGGTAGCGGTCTCTGGCGGCGAGGGACGGGTAGTGACGCAGGGGTTGGTTAGCGCCAGCCAATGGAACGCCAGCTTCAATCCTACGGGCTACCGAGCCTTCCGCCACGAGAACACTTACGTGGCGTTCTGGACTGAGGGCGGCGTACACAAGGGCTTCTGTTTTGACCCTCGGGCCGAAGAGGCTGCGTTGTCGACGCTCACCACCGAGGCCGAGGTGCGCGGTGGCTACATGAATCCGAAGGATGGCGAGTTGTACCTTATCGTCGCCAATAAGATCCGTAAGTACCGGGGCGGTACGACCAAGCGCACGCTAACCTGGAAGTCAAAACAGGTGGTCATGCCAAAGCCCCTCAGCATGAGCTGGGTCTCTGTCCACGCACAGGCGTATCCGGTGACGGTTAAGGTTTGGGGCGATGGGGTGCTGTTTGCCGAGTACGGTTTGTCGTACGCCACTGGCGTATATACCCAGACTGTTACTGTGCCAAACGGCGCAACGACAGGATCATTACGTGAGCCTGTGATGCGTCTTCCTCCGAAAGTAGCTCAGGTGTGGGAAGTACAGGTTTCTGGCGCGGTTGAGATCGACGAGGTCTGCCTTGCTCAGAGCATGGATGAGATCGCCAGCACATGACGAAAGCTCGTACAGTCAAAGCAACGACGGTACCTGGTATTTCGAGCATACCGTCGAGCATTACGCCGGAGCTCCGTCGTTATTTAGAAAGCTTAGCTGAAGCGGTTGAGATTCGTCTTGGCCGTCGCGGCGATGAGCGTGATCGAGCGATTACACTTCGAGAACTGTTGGATTCCGGTCTGGCCGTTGAGCTAGGTAAAAATCCATATGTGATTGGGCCCCCTCCGCCTCCGCCTCCTCCGCCTCCTCCGCCGAGTGCTACACCTACCGCTCCGACGAACTTTACGGCGACTGGCGGATACTCGCTAATTACGTGTTTTTGGGACTACCCAAATTACGCTTATCACGGCCTGACCGAAATCTGGCGGCATGACTCAAATATCATTGGTGATGCTCAGCTGGTTGGCGTTAGCTCAGGTATTTCGTTTGTTGATCCAGTTGGCGAAGGCGCAAGCTTTTACTATTGGGCACGACACGTAAATGAGTTTGGTATTGCCGGTCCGTACAACTCTATCAACGGTACGTTGGCCGAGACCGCGCTCGATGTTGAAGAGCTGTTAGATGTATTAACAGGCGCGATTACTGAGTCGCAGCTGTACCAGGCACTACAGACGCGTATTAACTTAATTGACGGCGCGTCTAGCCTAGCGGGTTCGGTTAATGCTCGTATATTGACCGAGACCAACGCTCGTAACACTGCGATCCAAGCGGAAGCCGCTGCGCGTACAGCAGCCATTCTGGCAGAGGCCACGGCGCGTGGTACGGCGATAACGAACGAAGCGACTATTCGTCAATCCGCAGACGAGTCGCTGACTCAACAGATCACGACGCTGACGTCGGTTACGATTCCTGGTACGTACGCGACGATTGCTGCGCTACAGCAAGAGACCACGGCTCGTACGACTGCTATTAGTGCTGAGGCGTCAGCTCGCGATACGCTTGCGACACAGCTTCGTGGTACTTATACAGGTACCGATGTTACCGCCCTAAGTTCAGGGCTTGTGTTTAGTGAGCGTCAAGCACGAGTCACGGCTGACAGTGCACTGGCCAGTAGATCCGATGCTTTAGAAGCTACGGTTAACAACCCTACAACTGGGCTTGTAGCTACTCGTGCGACGCTTATTAACGATTACTACACTAAGTCTGGCACTGACTCAGCGATTTCTGCTGCGTCTAGCACGCTAACTTCTAACTTTAATAACACGCTTACGGGTTACGTCACTAATGCGACGTTGACCAACAACTATTACACTGCTTCGCAGACTAATAGTGCGATTTCAGCAGCGACGACTAATCTTGTTTCAACAACGACGCTTAACAGTACGCTTGGTAACTATGTTACTAACGCGACGTTAACAAATGGTTATTACACTAAAACGGATACTGATAGTGCTATTAGCGCATCGGTACAGAATTTAGTTTCGACGACTACGTTTAACAATACGTTAGCTAGCTACGTCACTAATGCAACGCTTACAAATAGTTACTACACTAAAACTCAAACAGATAGCGCTATATCAAGTGCTACTAATACTGTAACAGCTAACTTTAATAACACTCTGACTAGCTACGCTACGACCGCAGCAGTTCAGCAGAACTACTACGCTAAAGCGTCTGGTGAGGCGCTTGAAGGTCAGTACACAGTTAAGATTGACCTTAACGGCTACGTTTCTGGGTTTGGGCTTGCTTCTACTGCGCCAGTAAACGGGACTCCGTCGTCAGAGTTTATTGTTCGTGCTGATCGGTTTTCGATTGCGTCGCCTGGGCAGACGACGATTATTCCGTTTATTGTTCAGGCTACGCCGACTACGATTAACGGTGTGTCTGTGCCTGCTGGCGTCTACATGAATGACGCTTATATTCGTAACGGCACGATTACTAACGCCAAGATTGGCAACGCGGCAATCGACGACGCGAAGATTGCTAGTCTTAGTGCAGACAAGATTACGGCTGGTTCGATCGATGCAGCTAGACTGACAATCGACAACGTTACGCTGGACACGTACTACGATGGAAGTATCGGTCGTAATCGGTTGCAGATTAGGGATCTTGGGGTTACTACCGCTAAGATCGGTACTGCAGCTATTACTAGCGCCAAGATTGGTAACGCTGAAGTCGGCACGCTAAAAATTGCCGGAAACGCAATTACGTTACCAGAAACTTATGCTTCTTCTGATATTTATGTAAGCAACGCGGTAATTGAGTCTGGCGGTAGTTATACGTTTGTGGGTTTTCCAAATGGTGACTATGAGTATGTTGATGACCCGTTTTATGATTACTTTTACGTTGGCGATGGTAATGGTAGTTATATTATTAGTGGCGGTGGCACTTTATCTGGTGGCCATACAGCAATTTTAACCCCGCAAATTAATGTGGGTGTTGATTCGACCGCTGGTGTACAGCTTGTGTTTTACGCATTCTGTGATGGAAGTGCTGTTAATGACGGCGGCCAGTTGTTGTATATGCAAGTAAATAAGTACGCTAACGGCTCGTGGTCTGGATACCAGACTGTAGCTACTAGTAGAGTTGGTGCAAGAACTACTGGCGGTGACACACAGAGCGTGTTTTCTATTGCTATGGCGCATACTGCAGTTAATTTGCAGAACATTCAGGTTAGAGTGATAGTCGGGTCTCAAGCTGTGCATTTACCACTTGGTACCGCAAGTCAACCAACTTATCTTCGTAATATTACGCTTTCTATTCTTGGTGCAAAACGATGATTACTTTTGCATTTGATGCGACTGGTAAGTGTGTTTGTTCGGTTAACAAAGCAGTAGGAGCTGATTTTTTTCCGGATGCTCTTTATGTTGTTCAAATGCCAGTTAACACTGATGTTAATTTGGTTTGGTACGACGTTGAAAACGGACGGGTAGGATTCAAGAAACCGTTGCAAGTAACTGTTAGTACTAACCGTGTTAGTGGTTTGCCAGCCGGTAGCAAAGTAGCTGTTGATGGTGAACTACTAGACGTAGAAGGTGAGTCTATTGAGTTTGAAGTGGACTACCCACAACTGTTGAAGGTAGTTGTTTTTAATCTTAAGCATTTGGATACGGTTGTAGAGGTGCCTTGTGAAGTACAAGGTTAAACAGAGCTACGCTGCTTTAAGGCGTGATAGTTATCCTGACGTAAGAGATCAGCTTGACGCACTGTGGAAGGGCGGAGAGGCCCTTGAAGAGATGCGTCGTAAGGTGTTGGAAGTTAAAGAAAAGTATCCGAAGCCGGTTACGGGAGACGGAAATGCACCAGGGTAAACAGTGCCGCTTAAACGCCCCAACTAAGCCTATTAAGATGGAAAAGAAAAAACCGTCTAAGGGGTATTCTGCCCCCAAGAAGAAAAGTTAAAATCCCTTCCCAGCTACTTGGAGGGGTTCAGCATGCCAGTTTCCAAGCGTATTGAAGATGGTATCCCGAAGCAGTTTAAGCTTGCCGGGCACACTATCTGTATAGCTAATATACCTGCTAAAAAATGGAAGCACGGCAAAGACTGTGTGGGCATGTGGATGCCCGATCAGTACCGGATAGAAATTATAGGTACGTTAAAAGGTACCAATAGGCAGCAGGTATTTTTGCACGAAGCTGTGCACGCTATTCTTGACGTTGCTGGATACTACGAGCTATCGGAAGATGAGGCCCTGGTAGATAGGGTGTCCCATCTTCTACAGCAGATGCTGACTACTATGGAGTAAGGTTGCGAGGGTCTTTACCCTGCAACCATGACAGATACCAGCTAGCTTTGTTTGCTTCTTGCACGGTGTCGTCTTTTTCTCCATGACGCCACAAGTATTTCATGACGTTGCCTTTGCAGTAACCACGAAATTCTTCCGGCGTTAAGCTAGCTCGCATTGCATCGATGCATTCGATATCTCCACGTTTATAGTGGGATGGGTTGACTGCATCTTTAGTCATTTGTATTTTCCTTTTGTCGGATAGCAGTAGCAAAGAACTTGGCTTCGTTGCTCCATGTTATACGGTCACATACTTGAGCACACGCCTCCCGTTCGGCTGCGGCAACGAGGGCGGCGAAGCGTTCAAGTTCTTCAATCGGGGCCACAGTGGTTGTTAATGATCCGTCGGCATGGGTAGCAACTACACGAACAAACCCAGCCTCTCGCGCCAGTCGGATGATGTCGTCACGGGTCATTGCAGTTCACCCGCTTTCCATAGCAAATAGTCGTATTGTTTTATTCCACGGTTAACAGCAGTAGCCATGTAGTACTGTCTAACGCCCCATTTTTCTACTAAGTCTTTGTATTTGACACGTTCCAGGTTGGCACGGGCATGTTTCTTTCGTTCGACAAGCACTTTGTATTGCTCGAACGTAAGTTTAGGGTTGAATCGAGAGAGCCTGGTGTAAGGCTGTTCTATGCGTCTAGTCATAACTTAAAGCAATCCTTAGTTCTGAGATTTCACTTTCTAAAGATCTAATTCTAGATTTAAGTTCTAGAGCTTGATTCTTTAAGTCTTGGATTAGTGTTTCTTGGCTAGCAATAGTCTGAGCCTGGCTAGTTGCTAATTGTGCTTGGACAGAGGCGAGATTATCAGCTCTGTCTACCGCTTCTCGTAGCACAGCAAGCTTTGTTTTTTCGTGTATCACGCCTAAGTGCAATTCGTCAGTCATTGGCTTGCTCCAATTAAGTAACCGAACCAAAGCCCAACGCAAACCCCAAATAGTATGAGGGCTATTTCTGTAGCTGTTTTTTCTGAGTGGTAACTACGATATGCAGCTATTTCTTTTTCTAGTCTGGATATTTCCCGTTCTAAACGGTTTTTATTGCTTTCCATACTTCGCTTATCTCTTTTTTAAGGCGAGCGTTAGTAGCCAGTGTTTCCATTTCTCTGGCTATTGTTTCAGTTAGCTGGTTCATCAGCTTAGAGTTCTGGTCTTTAAGACGCTCGGACTCTGCTTTAGCTATCTTGAGGGAGTGTTTTAAGTCAGCTATTACTTCTCTTAGCTGGCTTACAGATGCTGGTCCTTTGAGAATTTCTTCTCTCCAGGAGTCGGGCGGACTTTCGTTATCGATAGTCATATAGCCTCTATGCATGTCTTGTTGTGTATCCATTTGGATACATCTGCAAACTGTACGGCTTTGTTTATGAAGTCTTGTTTAGGTATGTACTCTGACCAGGTTTTATCAGTGAGGACAACGGCTAACTTTTCACAGCCAATGACAACAGCTACGGGCTGGTTGAGGTCGTGTAGTCTATTTAGCCAATGGATCTGTTGTGTGCTGAGACTGGTACGTATTGGGCTGGTGTTTCGTTTGGGAAATGCTTTTACGTACTTGTATTCTACGAATAGAGTACTTACAGGTCCGGCGTAAAAAGCGTCAGGTACTCCGCCCGCAAACGTATCATGGATCTTCCACCGGAAAACTTCCGATGGAAGATCCACATGTACAGCTCGTATGAAGCCGTGTTCGTTCACTGATTAGTCAACGATCCGACCAGTATGTTGTCCATAAACGGACTTGGCATACTCATAGTCTTCTTCGGTGGCCCAACCTACAAAGTCAGCTTCCAGATTCATGAACTGGGCACCGGCTTTGTTAGTGACAGAGACAGACTTAAGTTTCCAAAGACCCGAGAAACGGTTACCGCCTTTCAGGCCGATGACTGAATTCCAGTTGCGCGAGATGCGCATCTTCGAACTCGAGAAGTCCATGATCACTGGCGTACGGTCGAGTTCACCTGTTTCCGGGTTCTTGATCAAAAGCACATGTGAATGGGTATCAGTGATGGTGTAGTCCTGCGGCTTGTCTTGGGACTTGATGGCTTCTTGAGCTTCGGCCAACGAGTTGAATGACCCAAGGATACCGCCGCCTGAATCGCGGTTACGCCATACAACGAACTCGTTGCGGAACAACAAGTTGATTACGTACAGCTCTTCGCCATAGTTCTGACCGGTCAAGGAGTTTAAGAAGTGACCAGGTTCAGCGCCTTGAATGTACTTGGAGTTGTACTTGTCCACCTCATCAGACATCTTTTGGAGAAGCTTGACGCGAGGGATAGTTACGTTTTGGCCGACATTCTCGTTACCAAGGCCAGTGCCTTGCATAACGTGGGCAGGAACGTTGGACGATACAAGAGCGATTGCATTAGACATGTTTAGGTATATTCCTATGTTTAGAGTGAACGAAAATTGATCTTACGGATTGTCCTTGGTGAAAGGCCGGGGACTCCTTCCCCGAGTTTCAACAGCTCTTTATAAGCCGTTGAGCTTACCCGTCTTTGGATCAAGCTAAAGTCACGGGTAGAAATAACGTGATTGTACAAAGCGTCCCAATCTTCTACTTCCGGTACCGTGTCTTCATTGATGGATACTGAGTAATCGCCATTCGCAGTGCGAGACAATCCCTCGGCGTCCATTTTCTTTAAAAGCGCCAGGTCGATTTCGTCCTGAGCGGTTTTCAAATCTTTCAGCCGGTTGTTCAGCTGCTCGGTTTCGCGCTTGATCTCAGCGCGACGTTCTATGAGGTCATTGATGCTTGCAGTCATGCTATTTTCCTTGCTGGGGTAAGTTGATTAAGGATCTGTAATAGGTCGTCCATACGTTCGAGTTTGGTTTGTAGTTTGGTATATACATCAGGTTCCCACGTATTGTCTGCTGCAATGTGGATGATTTCTGTTTTTTGAGTTTGACCAGCACGGTAGATTCGGCGGTTGAACTGCTGATAGTGTTCAGCGTTGTACGTTGGCGATGCCCAGATGACTGTTGTTGCAGTGGTTAGCGTCAAGCCATGACCTGCTGACTGCGGATGGGCAAATACGACTTTAAGCTGGCCAGCCTGCATGCGATCGACGATGTCTTTGCGTTTGTTAGCTGGCGTGTCACCGTCAATTACACCGTACTCAAGGCCCATTTCTTGAGCAAGGCGAACAAGATGTTCGCGTTCGTGTCGCCAATTGAACGCCACTAATGAGTGTTTGCGCTCGGACACTAGCTGCATTACAAGCTCGTAACGTTCGGAGTGTATCCCACAGGCTACACCGTCTTCTGTATAGACAGCGCCGGTACATAACTGCAGGAGCTTCTTGACGCGTGCGCCTGCGTTGATGGCGTTGATGGTTTCTTTACCTGTGTAAAGAACAGAGTCGGCAGCCAGGAGTTCGTACTGTTTCATGATGTCAGGCGTCAGTTGTACACACATTGTGTGTACAGACTGTTCTGGCATGTCGATGCAGTCTTCTAGCTGGTAACGGATGTTGATGTCTTTAATAGACGCTGCAACGATTTCCTGGGCGTTGGGCTTGTCTACCCACTCATTGGCAAAGCCATTGAACCGTGAAGTACAGACAGCTGATCGAAAGCCGTAGAAACGTTTACCTAGCCGTTCACCGTCGTCCACGATTAGTGTTGGATGCCAGATGTCCAAGATTGTGTTGCTGTTCGGCGTACCGGACATAGCGATGCGGTACTTAAACTTGGCAGCTAGCTTAAGCACTGCTTTGCTACGCTGACTGTCTTTGTTTTTGAACGCCGTGAATTCGTCAATGCAGATGGTGTCGAAGCCCTGAAGAAGCTTTTCGTTCTTGGCTATCCACTTAACAGCGTCGTGGTTGGTTATTACGATGTCGGCTTTAGATTTGAACGCGGCTTCTCGGTTCTTAGCATAAGCAACGACGTAGGTCAGCTTGGGCTGGAACTTCTTGATGTCGTCTCCCCACGAAGCAGAGAGGATCGACAAAGGCGCAAGTACGAGCATGCGTCCTTCTTTCCGTTGAGCATAAGCGTCGATGACGCTGCGGGTTTTACCAGTTCCTGGATCGGAAGTGATAAGTGCTCGGGGAGTTTTTAGAAGGAAATTAGTAGTTTTAACTTGATGATCAAAAGGTTTAAGCATTGATTAGTTCTCAGTAAAGATCAGATACTAACTCGAGTTTTGTCAATGTTCAACAAAGAATACAGGTTTTTCACTGTGCCAACAGTACGCACAGTCGCCACATGAGGCGGCTTTGCCCAATTGTTCAGGGCATACGACTCCGGTTGCTTGTTGCGGAGAAGCAACAACTTGTGACCGAAACTCGACGTTTGGGTCATCTGAGAACCGTACACGCCAGCGATCTGGAAAGGTCACGTTTAAGTTACCTATTAGTTGTCCAACTGGAGTGTTGTGCCGATGATGTGTGTACCCAAACACTCGTAGTCCAGGTAGAACTAGCAGCATGGTCATCCAGAAGCGGACGTAGTCTGGAGAGTAGAAATCGCCAAGTACGTGCAAACGGACAACGAATCCTTGTTCGTGGCGCTTGGACAGTTGCAAGAGGTCCGTGGTCAGTGCTTCTTCGAAATGAGGGTGGGTGTGGTCATATCTGTGAGCAAACGGCATGTTGTTGCCGTAACAGTTGGTCCATTGCTCACAGGTAGATGGGCAAGAAGCTCGTTCTTCAAGCGTCAGGGAAAAAATCGGGAGCCCCTTCCACATTCCTTTGCGGACGGAGCCCCCTAGCTTTTTGTTAGCTTTGCCGGATTTCAGCATTGTTAGCGTCGGTTCCTTGACGCTTTTTCTGAACCGGGTTCTTGATAACGGTATAGCTATTTGAGTTTGAAGTAGAGGTTTCATTTTGTTCTCGTAACTTTTTAAGAAGTAAGATTATTTCTAGAGCTGTTACCAGCTTCAAGAAAAGGGACATGAGTCCTCCTTATGTTACGACGAGCTTTTAATGCTCACAAAAAAACCCCTCACTAGGAGGGGTTTGAAAGGTCCGTAACAGGACGGTCCTACAGGAGAACTACTTAACGCCCCAAGTACACTCGGGGTGCTCACCTTTGCCATAGGGACACCATCGACAGGCGTCTTTACTTGGTGTCGGGGTGAAGTCTTCACAGGTTGTCATGCCTATTGCTCGGCTGTGGAAGCCTGGCGCAAATTGCATGGCTTCTTGACGTGTAAAGCCGCGCATTGTTGACTCGCCTTTGTCTAGGTACCAGAGCTCGGTCCGAACGTACTGAAGCTGCGGGTACCGGAAGAACGTTGCAATTGCGTATAGCAAACACTGTTGGGCATGCGGGATTTCGTTGCCGAATTTCTTGCCGGTTTTAAAGTCGATGACTCTTGCGCTGGTGTCGTCCTGGTGGACTAAGGCATCTAGTTTAATCCGTGCCCAAGTCTGCGGGACCATCCAGCCTACAGGTTCCCATTCGATGCTGAAGCCCCATTCGCCTTCGAGTTCTACTTTAGCGTCCGCGAAAAGCGTACGTAACTCGTGGAACTCGTCTTCGAACTTTTCAAGCTCAGCTGGGAGTTCGCCTATTTCGCCTTTAACAAACTCTTCGGCCAGCTTGTGGATTGCTGTGCCTCGGTCTGCCGCAGGACTAGGCGGCTCAGGGATCTTTTTAACACGTTGAATGTAGGTCCGGTAAGGACACTCTTCAAAGGTCTTGAGCGCCGAATAGGACCAGGTGGGGACAGGACCGAACTTCTCAGGTTTAAGTAAACCGTCTTCAGAGTCCGGCCTGGTACTCTGCGTAAGTTTAATCACTATTACTGACTCAGTTGGAATTGACCTTGTCAGTATAGCTAATGTTTGTATTTTGCAACAGTCGTTGGTCGGTCCCATCAAAATAGATGTTGATGAGACGTTGACGCTCGAGGTCGTCAATGTTCCAAGTGACTGTTACCCCGCTAATAAGGTTGCTGTCACGGCTAGCATTAGCAGCTCGTTTTCTGGATGTCTCGATCCCGTTACGGCTCATTTGTTTTGTGAACTCACGTTGGGACAAACGGTTGCTTGACTCAGTTTGTACGTGATACACAGTGCGAAGATGCTCCATCGGGATGATGTCGTACTTCTCTTTGGCGTTAGCAATCCAGGTTTTTACAAAGCGTTGCGCCGTAGCAACTTCGTTCATGTTCTGAACGTTGGCTGTGTTGATGTCCAAGATGTCGCTAAAAAACAACAGATTGCCGCGTTTGATAGCCTCCGAGAACTCTTCCATGAGCGACATAGAAACGTGTCGCATATGGTTCTTGGCCTGGTTGTCAATGCAGGTATGAACCATGCGCTCATTAACTACGAAGCTATGCAAAATAGATCCGAAGCTAAACAGTTCGTCTTCTAGTTTATCGAGGTTCTTGAGAAGTTCTGGGTGAGCTTCTTCTAACTTAAACTCCTGGCGTGGCGGAATGTTGTACCGACGATCGCCGTTCTCAATTTTTACCGCGTCGTTGCGGTTAGTAAGAAAGATGAAGTTAGTGAAGTTAGGGACTTCAACTTGGTTAGTGCGCATTGCGCGGATTGTGATTGTATCTTCTGTGATCTGATTCTTAAGCTTGTCAGCAATCTTCATAGCGCCAAGCGAAGACGAGGCCATGTGGAATTCGTCGACAATCAAAAAGATTGAGTTACGCATGTAGAGATTGAAGTGTTCTTCAATGCTCTGCAGTGCTCGCATTGGTACGTGCTCAGAACCAAACAAGGGACGAAGTACCTTGCTATAGAACAAACCTTTACCGGTTCCTGGTACGCCGCCAAGTACCCAGGCTGTCTTGGCTTTCTTGCGTGTCTGGAATATGTAAGCCAGCCAGTTGATAAAACGTTCGAACTCCTGGTCACCGTTGCCAAGAACGTGATGTATCAAGGTATAGATTAGTGGGCAGTGGTTCGATATCAGTTTTGCTTGGCCAAACTCTAGTTTAAAGCCAAGGTCTTCAGCTCCTAACATGTACTTAGTTTTACGGTACATGTTTACGAAGTATGGGACATTGTCGAAATCAATGGCTGGACTGTTAGATGTAGGGTCAAACACAACGCGTGCGTCACGGATAAAGTCTGGTTCCGGACGTCCGTGGCTTAGCATGAAACTTTCAATGCTGGTCTTGCTAGTCGGGATTAACGGGTATTCTTCTGTGAACTGATTTAAGTTCGGGTCAAATACTCCGTTGTAGTAGACGTCGGTGTAATAGTCACGAAGAACAACCGGGTAAGTAGACTTACCGACTTTCTCGAGATGCTGTTGAAAGATCTCGAAGATGCTTTTGTAAAATTCCTTGTCGGCTTTTTCAATCTCGAATATTGGTTCGTCCTTAAAGTTGTACATGTACGTCGGACGTTCGATGTTGAAGTAGTAGCCGCCACTATCGCCGCCATTGATATTGCAGCGGACCCAAGGCATTGCTGAACTGTCAGCAATTGAGATGGACATTTTGTCTGGGTTTAACAGTACTTCGTGAGCCTGGTGCTCAATAGTCATTGTCTGGTACTTACCAGACTTTTTGCGGATGCCTTTGCCTTCGCGAAGGTCATCTTTAATCTGTTGTCCGATTTGAAAGACAGTCTCTGGATTGAGACTTGCCATGGCTGCTGCCATGTCAAACGTTGCGTTGTCTCTGTCGACGCGAATAATGCGGTCGTCGTCAGCCACGAATGGGTTTTTAGTCGAGTCTTCAAACGTCGGTGGCGATATAAAGATTAGTTTGCTGTTATCAGCAACCGACACGTCTAATGGGTGTTTGATTGACTGGCCGTTAGCGCTTAACTCAAGTTGTGGCTTGAGAAGATCTGAAACGTAATTGATGTTTTGTAGCCAAAGCTTTATGGACTTAGGTGGCATAGCCACTGTAAGCATTATAAAGATGTGTAACGAAATACGGTCGCCTTTAAGACCAAGGCTAGCTGATGCCTGCGCGATATAACTGACGTTATGAAGTTCAGGTGGAAGCTCAGCAATGATCTGTTCAGAGATCAGTTGTACGTCATTAGCGCTCAGCTTTTTCGAACGTACAATTCGCCGCGGTAATGTGATTGCATCAAAGTCGAGTACAAGTAAATTGCTAACGGCAAGCCTGTCGCTTTTTTGTGCGCGGCTTTCGTTTACAAGTTGGCGACGCAATGGGCCTTTCAGCATGCAGTTACCTTTTGCAGCATGCTGGCGAATCAAATTTTCAAGCTGCACTAAACCAGCTTGATCATTAGGTATTGTGTGCTCGTACGAAGTTACGTCTTTTACATACGGATACGGTCGTGATTCGCCACTTGTAAAGTAATGTTTGCTAAGTGGAGTGCCGTTTGAGCTCTCCAGAAACGTAACCTTCATAACAACTCCCCAGAAACACTAGCCCTTGTCTTGCTCCGAAGAGCCGGGGCTTTCGTCTAAAGTTTCTTTCCGGTCAATAATTATTGACGGGTCAGCGACGAAAGCAATGCGAACTTGATTACGATCTATGCGACAGACTTTTACTTCAACAAGGACTTTACCGTTGTGTTGAACAACAACGGTTTCGTTTAAACGCCTTGTTAAAACAAGCCTGGACATTACTTACTGTACATCCTGTCATAGCCACCTTCAGCGGATAACGGTAGATCCGGGGCCCAGCTGGGTGGGGTGCAAAGATCGTCAATGATTTGAGCCATTGTAGCATCGGGATTTTCATCTGATGCAACAATTACTACTTCGTCATGTACGGTAAGGGCAACGCATCCGTTGCGTAAGTTCTTGTCTAGCCTCAATAAACTGTCAGTAATTACTATTCTTGATAAAGCCTGAATAACGTTTTCAGTTATTCGACCACCATAAGTTGACTCATGGCTAAACCCGCGCGTTTCGTAAGTCATGCCTTGAGGAGTCATTTGTAAGTTCTCGTATCTCAAAGCCATTCCATTAGGCAAGACAAGAGAACGATCTTGTATTGTTAAGACTCCGTTGCGGTAAGTAACGCCGTAGTTGTTTCGGTCTAGTGATTGCTTCAAGAGGTTTTCCATTCGCCCCCATAAGAGCGGAATGCAGCTGTAGCTAGACCTGTATGTGTGTACAACGTTTAGAGCATCAGACTCTGAGATCTGCATAGCCGGTCCGGCGGCTCCGGATTCCAGAGTAAGTTTGAACTTCTTGTGTCCCATGCCGTAGCCAAGACCTAGAATTGCGGTCTTACCTACAAATCGTTCGGTAGGGTGTTGTTGTTTGTTTACCGGCTTGTTGTAAATCTTCGAAGCAAAATTACTGTATATATCCTCACCCTTGCGAAACTGGTCCAGAAGGTCGTATTGCCCTGCGAGCCACGCAAGCATGCGGGCTTCGATATTGGACAAGTCTGCTACGTAAACGAGCATACCTTCTGGTGCTATAAGACATTTGCGTAGCTCACTACCTCGGGGTAAGTTCTGTAGGTTGATTTTTTCTGTGCCACCGAAGCGGCCGGTATGGGCTGCGTAATACTTAAGCGGGACACTAATAGTGTCGTCGCTGTGGGCTACGTCTAAAAATCGTTTAGACCGAGTCTCACTGATGCGTGACTTGACTGCTGTTCTAGCATCCCAGAGAGCTTTGTGCTCTGGGTACTTAGCCATTAGCTGCTTCCAACCTGCGTCGTTTTTACCAAACGCCGGGATCATGTTACCGGTGCTTGGGCTGCGTTTTACTGGCGGCGTAATCCCAAGTCTTTCAAGGAGCGCAACGAACTTGACGTTGCTTGAGAGTACATCCTTAGAAACGCCGGAGTTCTTGATTAAATCTTCAGCGCGAGTGAATTCCTGATCGTGGTACGTGGTCAGTCGTTCACGGTCAATCTTAAGAATCGGCTGACAGAACATCTTGGTTGTGAGATGAATAAGGTCCAACTCAGACTGTGGGTAATTAGCCACAAGTTTGTTGTAAACAGCGTAGGTCAGATCTACGTCTTGTACACAGTACTTGGAGATAGCCTCTTCAATGTCTGGTGGAAGGTCGTAAAGTCCCTTGGCTTTAACAAGGTCTTCGCCTTTACGCATAGATTCGTCGTCTGGGAACAAGCGAATACTTGTCTCTTTAAGAGATGCAGATAAGCCAGGAAACGCGCCGCGTGCCATTGCTGCGGTGTCGAGATAGTACGCGGGCGTTATGCCGTAATGCCTGGCTAATATGTAGCCGTCGAACAAAGTGTTGTGACAAAGCAACTTGACGTTGCTCCAGTCAAATTGACGCAAACAGTCTTCAGCTTCGTCTGCTCCAAACCATTCTGTTGGTTCATCGTTGACTTTAACGCCAACACCCCAGACCTTAAACATGTCATCTTTGACATATTCCATGGTGGTCATTTTGGTAAGACTGAGCTTTACGTCGTAGTAAGTTTCAAAGTCCAAAGTCACAAGAGTCTCTGACACGGCGTTATCCTTCTTCGTACGCTGTAGCGTCCTGCAGTATTCGGTAAATTTCATCGACCCGTTGTTTTGGGATCTTGAGTTTTGTTTCTATTTCAGTGGTAGTGTAGCCATTAAGCAACAGATCGCAGACCTGCATAACTTCTACACTTTCAGTGAAGTGACCCATCGTGTTAACGATAGGCTTCAAGGACGGCGAGTACCGCATTTGCACGCTTCTGTGCTCGTATGCGAGATTTCGCATACAAAGAGTCAGTCATTATAGTGGCAATTTCTTTAAGCCCTTTGTCTTCGGACAAAGTGCCAAGTGCAATGGCCAGGCTAGTAAGGTTGATTTTATTAGCCGTAGATACGGCTCGGGGAAAAATGAGTTCTTTCGTGACTCGAGGCATAAAGGTCTCCTACCTTTGCGTTGAGGATAGTTAGTAACTGAGTTTGTATCAAGAGGGTAAATATACAGTAGTACCGAATGGCGCTTGTGAGTGTCGCGTTGTAGCTACCCAAAGCGTCGGTGCAATGCAGTTACGTTCGGCTTCGTCGAAGTCGCTGGACTCCAAATCTGTGAGATACACAATTGCCTGGACATCCGGATGGTGCTCTTTAATGTAAGCAAATGCCGGGGCAAATGCTGTACCACCACGGCCTTTGAATGTACGTTTGTTGTCCGTGATCCGTTGTCCACGGTCAAACACATGCACGTCCTGAACGTTAGCGTCGCACTGTATAAATACAACCGACTCAGGTCGGACTTGGGCAAGCACTGCGTCTAGTTCGCTAAAGAACTGGATGCCTTGCTCGTCGGAAATAGATCCGCTGGAGTCAGCGACGATTGCAACTTTACCGCAGGCTTCTTCGTACATTGACGGAAGATATTCGTCTTCCGAAATGTAAGCACGATTTGGTTTACGCCAGGTAAAGTCGTCGTTGGTAAGATCGGTAAAGAATGGCCAGAGAATGGTACGCCAGTCGACCTTCGGGTCAAGAATATCGGTCAGCGCAAGCTCTAAATGGCCTGGCATCTTTCCGCGTGATTTGGCTACCGAGAGTGCTTCACCAACAGCGATTTGCCATTGGGATTCCATCTCGGCAGCAGAACCAGACTCTATGCTGCCGCTGTTTGCGTCAAGAACAATACCCCAGGCGCACGGCTTGTGCTTCTTGGGTTCTTGTTGAAGTTTGCTGTAGATGGCTTCTGCAGACATGTCTTTATAAGCCGGATCTACTAAGCCGCCTTTAGGCAGAATAAAACCCGCGTCCACAAGGTGGTTGTTTATAGCGTAATCGCAAGCAACATTCCACAAGCTGTGGTCGCGGGCTTGTCTGCGGGTTTGATGGTTAAAGACGCAATGCATAACTTCGTGAGCAATTAACCCACGAAGCTGCATTGGATCTAGTTTCCGTATGAAATCAGAGTTGTAGAAAAAACTTGTGCCGTCAGTGGCTGCCGTCTTTACGTCCTCTTTCTCAACGGGGCGTAGTCTCAAGGCCAGCGTTCCGAAAAACGGCTGTTCCATGAGCAGTTGCGATCGCGCCTTAATAAGTGCGCTTTCAGCAGACATGTTAGCCTCCTACTAGTTTTGCGGTAAGTACTACTTCATTTACAAATGAGTCGTCGAATTGAACTTCTTCTCGGATCTGTTTGGCACGCTCGACACGAGTGACTTTGGTGTACATGCGTGTCTTGTGTTCGTGTCCAACAAACGATTCGCCTGCTGGCCAGGTGGTAAGCAATTGCTTAACCGTCGTGCAAGCGTCCAAAAGATCTTTGATTTTCTTGGAATAGTCATGTTGCTCAGCATAGTGATCAACAATGTCTTTAGAAAGTTGCTGCAAAGGGCCAGCAAGATCTGCACGCGTCTGCGCACTGAAGTCCTCAAAGCAGAAATCTGCTGTGCCCCAGGACGAGCCTCGGAAAAGCTTGATCTGGGGTACCATCTCAATCTGAATAGTCTTGTTAGTACCGTCTGGGAAAGACGTAGTACCGAAGTTGGTTTTAGAAGACAGATTGATAACAGCGTCAGTGGTCTGAGCTACGTTGTTAGGCACTCCGCCAAGCGAAGTGAATGTGTAACGGTTACGTGTTTCGTACATGTCTTTTAGAACCTTGTACGCTTCGGATCCCATGATGCCGTCGCGGATTCGGTCAGAAAGCCAAGTGGTAGGCTTGGGCATAGGTTTAGCAACCTTGAAAGCTTCCATAGCGTTACGGTGAATATCGCTACGGATTTCGTTGGTTAATCGTACAGAAGCCATGTGGTTCTCCTTAGATGACTACTTCTACGTTAGCGGTGGTCCAGTCCTTGAATGCCTTTTCGTTAATCAAAGTACGTTCTTTAGCCAAGCAGTCGCGGACAAGAACTACTTGGAACTCGCGTGGCAAGCGTCTGTTGTAACGCATGATCGCGTCGAAGTTCAGCTGGTCTACGCGTGATGCCAGCGCACCGGCAATTGCGTACAGAGCTGATGGGTCGCTCGGAACGTGGCTGGTTGACGGGTTCTTGATGAGGTCTTCGATGTCAGGCAAATCCTTGTGGATTGCTTTGTGAGCCAAGTACTCGCCAGCCGGGCCGTCGCCGACAAGCGATGCAACGCCGTAGAACATGTCGTTCATATGCGGCAACTTGCGGCTGACCATCTCCCAGGTACGGGGCGACGGGAACGCGTAGTCGTTGGCGTCCAAGCTGTGAAGCAGACTCGGACGGTAACGAAGGAACGAGATGATGCTGTCGTCGATCTTGTTACGAAGCGCCCAGGCTACCCAGTCGTCGATGTTTGCCTCGAGCGTGTAGTGCGCGAAGCGGTTTTTAACAGGCGTTGGCATCTCGTGCACAGCAGCACGATCTTGCGAACGGTTGCCTGCGCCAACGATGATGGTGTTTTCTGGGAGGACGTAAGTGCCGATCTTGCGATCGAGTGTCAACTGCAGCAACGCGTTCTGCGTAGCTTTAGGTGCATTGGGCAACTCGTCGATGAGCAGCACGACAGTGCCCTGATAGTTGGTATCTGGGTAATCCTCAGGTACGCCGTAACGAGTTCGGTACGAGCCGTCGGCTTGCTCAACTACTTTGAGACCGCCGCGAACGTCGACGGGATCGAACAAGTTGGCACGAAGTTCGAAGACCTTGGCGTATAGGTCGTTGGAAAATTGATAAACAATCTGAGATTTACCGAGGCCTGGCGGGCCCCAGATCATGCTTGGCACGCGGGCCAAGGCGTTGGCTTTTAGTTCGGACTTGAGTTGTGATGGGCGAATAGTGCGCATTGTTTACTCCTTAAGTAATGCGATAGGTCTAACCTCTGACCAGTTACAGACAACGACTCTTGGCTTGCACTGGTCACCAAGAGCTGGGTTCAAGGGGGTTGAAGTCTGTAACCGGCCAGAGGCCAGATGTTAGTTAACGGTTTTTAGTTTTAATGACAGTGACCCAAGCTAGCTTTCGATATGGAAAGCGCTTGGTCTTGATCCACTTGAGTTCTTCTTGTGGCACGTTGCGTTTAGCCCACCACAGGAATATAGATATAAGGGCACCGGCCCAGAGGCCAGCCATCATACCGGCGAAAGTACCGGCAAAGATCCAGATAAAGAAGAACGTAAGTACTACGTCCAGGAAGATGTCGTACTTTGCGATACGTCGTAGGTTAAGTTTGAGTAGCAAGAAGATCATTGCTAAGGCTGCAAGTAAGCCGGATAAAAAGAACATTGTTAGTGCTCCGTTATTCGTCGTCAGTTTCTATTGGATCGATGCTGATGCTTAAGCAGTAGGGGCAAGCGTCGTATTCAATAGGCTCGAAATAAATGCCGTCGCCTATGTAATGCACGTCGCTGCCTTCAGATACGCAGGCTGTTTCTGATTCGTCGAAATTTATGCCACACGATTGGCATGCATATTGACTTGCCATAATCCTACCCAGTGTTGTTTGTGTTCGTCTGATGTGTATTCTGGAAATTTGTGTTTGTTGGTTTTTACGTATTCGTGTGCTTCGTATACTACGTTAGAGTTTTTTCTAGAGAAAAGAATAGTGTCTGTATGGAAAGAGTTACGCAGTTTGCTGGTAATTCGTGGTTTATCTACAGGTAAAAGCAAAAAGTCTTGTACGACTTCATAGTTTACGTATTCCACTCCGTTGAAGGCTGCTAGGAGTAGCACACTGTTATACATGTCGTAGTCGATTAATATTTTCCCTGGTGGTATTACGTTTGGTTTTTTCATGGTAGTTACCAGTAATCACGGCCGCTGCGTTTGCATGCCCAGTTGGGCGGCGGCACATGACGCCAGTCATAGTCTTTAATAGAGTTGATTCTTTTAATAAAAGCGCGGAGTGCTTTCAGCATAGTTAGAACTCAATGTCTTCGTCGTCGAACGCTGACACTGGAAAGTCACTAACATGCAGCATGGGAAGCTGGGCGGCACGCATGATATCTAGTACAAATGTGTTTACTTGTTCGATGTTGTCGAACGTGTGCATTGGGTAGTTGAACTTGAATAGTTTTCCCTGTTCGTCGTAAGTAACTACGCACAATGCTATGAACGGGTCTTCTTCATAAAGTGGAGACTGGGACTCAAATACGATGAATCGATATTCTTGTTTCATGTGATTAGTCCTCTTTGAAAATGGAGTTGTCTAGTACTGGATGGCTTAATGCTGTTTGTAGTCGGTTAACCAGAGACTGGAGTTCTTCTAGGTTGTCACCGCACATAAACGGATCGCTGTAGCTTGTGGGAGTACCGTCGTCTTCGTAGTACACCTCTTTAAAGTGGTAGGTTGTTTCTACTCCTCCGAGGTATTCGTTGTGCTGTACTATTATTCTGTGGTTCCAATGCATACAGTTTTACCTTTTGTGATCTATGCATCCAAAGTCTTCACGGGTGTAAAGACATGCGCTGTAGTCGCTTGCGTCCTGGACGAACGCTCGTTTGTGCGCAAACTTCGGGTTGATTTCTCGAGTGAACGGCTCTTCTTCTAGCCATTCGCTAGCGTCCCACCACATCATCACCATGTTGCAGTTGCCCATGCGAGATGTGAACGTGGCTTGGTCGGTGACTTTATGTTTCCATCGACGCCAGTGTTTGCAGGTGCTGCAGGTGTTCATGATTAGTTAGCTTTGGGCGGGGTGAGTTCAGTCGTGCGTCGGGCGCATGACTTAATGAACTCAGACATGCTGTCGATCTGCAGGTCAATTTCTTCTAGCGGGATCTTTTTTTCTGTAGATACGTGAAGCGCACCGAATACAAAGCCGAGAGTTCCGGCTACGGTGCTAATGAAGTCAAACAAGTTGTCGCTGTCGATGCCCTGCGCAACGAGGTCATCGAGCGCGGTCTTCATGATTTGTTTTGTATTGAGAGATGTCATTGTGTGGTTGTCCTTTTGCGTTGGGAATAAAAAAGCCCGCTTGACCTGCTGGCCAAACGGGCTGTGGTAATAGGTGGAAGTCAGGGCTGGATAGAGGGTTAGCCTTCTCCAAGCGTCCGGTGGAGGCCATACATTACTGCTGGCCAGGCCCTAAACTTCCGGTTCGATAATTATGGCACGCTATCAATCTGGCGGCCAGAGGTTGATCCCTCCCCGCCGAGGTATCAACGACGGGGAGGGACCGTGGTCGTTTTGGTCAAGGGTGACGACCAACCTTCTCTAGGGTTTGGTTACGCGGCGCGCAGCTGCTTCATAAAGTCAGCAACTTCGTTAGCCTCGGATTCCTGCTGGAGACGGGCGACGATGTCGTCCATAACCGGCATGGCCTGCGAGAACGAGTTACACACCGTCTCGACATACCAGTTGCCGTCCTCGTCCTTGGCGCGCTGCTCGAAATGATAGAGCGGAGCGATGTCGGTGAGGTACGCCATCTTGGCGGCGAGCAAAGTGTGCAGGCGGGTGAGCGCCATAAAGTCGCTATCCACCAGCTCGGGGATACGCTCGTTAGCAGCGTAGACTCCGACATAGTCACCGACGTCTTGTGAGAAGTCGATGCCGTTGCCGAATTCCTGCTTGTCGTTCGCTACATACAAGCGGCGAGCGGCCCAGCAGACACCGTTCATGACGGACTGAATGAAGCTGAGCAGACGCTCCGGCTTGAACGGCGGTCCCTCAACCGGGACTCCCTGCTCAAGCTCGGCGGTTACTGCAGCCTGACGAGCGCGCTGCAAACGGAAGAATGCAAGAGCAATACGCTCGAGCGGATCGTCCGCTTGCTGAGACTCCACGTATTTGGCGATGGAGCCAAGGGTCGTGTTCTTCTCTGACATGTAGCCGATAACGTTGGGGATGAAAGTCTGATCTTTAACGGTCATTGTAGTTACCTATGGTTGTTAAGTTGTAGTCGGAAAGCAGCTTTGCCAACTGGCTGGCATTGTCTGCATCGTCAAACGCTGTATCGATATCAACGTCTGATGATTCGTGGTTAGCCAACTGGTTCTCGTGATCAACGAGCCAATCCCAGTGGACAGTGTTTAGATTTAGAACCGTATACGGATTTGAAGCCATGGTTAAGTATCCTTTGGTTACTTGGAGACATCGTCTAAGTCATCTTCAATGTCTAATAACAGGATAGTCATTAGTGCGAGCATTACTTCATCTGGGTGCTCCTTAGCATATTGGATTGCTTGTTGTAGTTTGTGAGTGATCCGTTGTGCGTGGTTAGTTGTTAGTGGTAATTGCAACTGTTTCATATTGGTACCTGTTAATTGGATCACTGGTTGCACCGACCGCGAGCGCGGAACGCGCGAGCGTTCAGAACTCCTCGGTTGGAGTCTCAAGTTCGCGCAGCTTTTCTTCGGCCATCATGCGCATGTGCGCCATGGAGTAGATGGCATAGGCTGCTTCGTTGGTTAGACGGAGGGTTTCGTACATGGATTTAGAGTCCTGGTCGGGGACAGACTGGAGAGAGCTTAGGGCTTGTTTTAGCCCTTCAACGGCTACTACGTAGCATTGTTCGTCGTTCATATGGATGGGTGTCCTGCTCCCCAACGGTGCCAAGAGGCTACGTCAGCAGCCTCAGATTCTGTCTGGTAGTAGTCCGAAATACGGTCGTACGGCTCGTACCACCAGCGGTTAGTTACTTCGTCGAAGTTAAACCCGGCACGTCCGACATACCAGCCTGCGCCTGAACGCAGTGGGATAGGTGGGCTGACGGCAAGCGTGCCGTGGGGGAACGTGTTAGCAAAATCCTTAGTTACTAACATGAAGAACTGGTCAAGGTTAGCGACTGGGGCATCGTCGCAGTAGATGACCATTGGGTCGAAGAGATCGATTTGCTGTGGCTCGGACATGGTTGATACCTCTGGTTGTTACATAAATGAATCAATAGAACATCTGACCGCGAATCGGGAACCGATGAGCGTTGTCCTGTATAAGTGAACAGTGGTTAGTGGTCAGTTCTAACCGTTAGTTTGAGTTATCCACAGAGTGTGTGCAGGTAACGGTCTAAATGTGTGCAGCAAACAGGGCAATGTGTGCAGCAAACGAGGGGGTGTGTGCAGGCATTTTTCCTTATAAATCAATGTGTGTTCAGTGTGTGCAGGCATTTTTTCAGTTCGCAAGAAAAACAACATGTTGTATTTTTCAAATTGCACCCTGTTTTAAAAACAGTCAAAACCCTGCACACACTGCACACATTTCGTGTACGCAGGGTATTAAACGCTTGTGAATCAGGCACTTGCATGCGTTTGTTTGCAACAAACTTGCCTGCACACATGCCTGCACACAAACCGTAATCGCTGCACACACTGCACACATGCCTGTGTGAGCCGACCATGGACCACGAACCACGGGCAACTGGCCATGAGCACATGACCGTTGTCCACTGGCACATGACATGTGTTGCGTGCAAACAACAACTGACCACGGTACGTTGACCGTGGTCAGTGGCTAGTTGTTAGTCGTTGGAGAGCAGTGATACGAGGGTGCCGATAATGGCTAAGCCGGTAGCGATGATGAGTGAGTGGCTAACCGGGGGCTCAGTGAAGAACGAGCCGAGGAAGGTGATGTTTGCGAGGATGCTGAAGGCCAGTGATGTCTTGCCGCTGGTGAGGGTCATTGGATAGTTCCTTGTGGTTAGAGATGGGAGGTTGGAAGTCCCTCCCGATTGGATTAGCTGAAGAGGTTGAGTACGCCGAGGACGAATAGAGCTGCCATGTCAGGCTTCTCTTTAGCGTAGGTGATGACAGACTTGGATGCTTCTTTTGCTTTCTCAGCAGCGAGATACATCTGGTCCGGTTGTTCGTTGATGTTGTTGGTTGTATTGGCTTGGTTGTCCATGAGTAATTACTCCTAGTTAATTGACAGATACATAAGATCTACTGACCGCGAGACACGAAGTGTCGAGCGTTGACGCTGGGGGGTTACTGGGCGACAAGGTTCCACGATTCTGGTTAAAAACAAGGTTCCAATGGCTAAATTCCGGGAAAGGGGTTGGTGCTGGAGGCGAGGGGGGAGACTATGAGTGAGCAAAATAGATAGAAAAACGCATACCCCCTTCTATAAAAATTTTTTCTGCAAAATTTTTCTATAGGAATTTTTTGCGGAATCAAGGGTATACTCCGGCAACTTCATCCGGCGCAGGAGATCGGCAGTCGGTCTTCCGGTGTGGTTGTACTAGTGCCAGACACTAAGACATGCGCTCGCTGCCAGACGGACCTGCCCATAGCGAGCTTCGAGATGATGAAAGGCGGCTTCAGGACAATATGCCGCCCCTGTAACCAGTCAGTCCGCCGTCAATCACGGTCCACGGGCTACGAACCGTACTTAACGAATCTCGTATCTACGAGCAAAAGTAAGAGCCGTAGCCGTGGGTTCACGGACTACGAGGTTACGGCCGAGTACCTCATTGATCTCTGGCAACGGCAAGGTGGCCGTTGTGCGATATCAGGGGTAGTTCTTACCCATCACAATGATGGGTCAGGTGCTAAGGACTTCAACGCCAGCATCGATCGGATCGACAGCCAGCAAGGGTATATACCTGGGAACGTGCAGCTGGTTGCTCTACGGGTTAATCTCTTAAAACAGAGCTTAAGTACAGATATGCTGTACTGGTGGGTGAAGACTATTTACCAGTACTCTTGTGATTAGACAGGAGCAGGGCTAATATAAATGCTGCCGAAAGTCCAGGTGTTCGCGATAGAGGGCTTCGAAGACGCCATTATCGGTACAGCGTATCGGGGTGGCCACGAAGTCTTGGTCTATGACGGGTGGATGTTTGAGGCAATCGCTGCCTCGCTTGACCCCAACTCGACCAGTATCCACGAATATCTGACCAAGATCCGCTTGCACGAGCTAGGGGATCGGGCACCTGTTCTTGTTTATCTGGACGAAGAAGTTGTTGGAGAGCTCGCCGATTCAATCAGAGACCCAAACGCCCCTGTCCACTGACATAGCTCAGACTGATGAGTTGATGTCCCACACTGAGTTCCAGGCCATGACCCCATACATGGGGCTGACGCTTGGAGCTCTGACTGTGCAGCAGGAGCGGCTGGTTCTATACATGGCGCGCGGCATGACGATTGCCGCTGCTGGCCGTGCAGCTGGATACGCAAGTTATCAGACGGCGTTGGACGCGGCTAAGCGCCCGGCAGTGGTTCAGGCTCTGAACTTCTTTCGGGAGCAGATGCGGGAAGAGGTGAAGTTCACGCGGACGCACGCGCACCAGATGTACCTGGACGCGTACAACGCTGCAGTGAATGCGACCGAGATGAAGAACACGGTTGACTCGTTGGTGAAGCTGCACGGGCTAACGGCCCCAGACACCGCCATGCAGGTCAACATAAATTTGAACCCCGCTCAGATAGAGCGGATGACTGATGAAGAGTTGTTGAAGCTGGCTGGTAAGGATGTCGGTTACTTGGAGCCTGACGCGCCTTGACAGACGAGATCCCAACTATTGAGTGCTTGAAGTGCAAGAAGCTCCATCCGGAGACCTTGTACTCAGGTAAACATAAAGGGGTATGCGTCTATTGTCTTGCGGACGCGGAGGACGCACTGCTTAACCCAGTGCAGGTGAAACCCGACAACGAACCACTGTCCGAGGCAGCTAAGAAAGAGTTCGATGTAAAGGAACAGGCGCGGAAAGAATTAGCTGAACGAATACTGTCGCGTAAGCGGCTTCTACCGTTCGTGGAAAAGTTCAATCCAGACTACAACGCGGGTTGGGTACACAAAGATGTCTGCAAACGACTTGAACAATTTTCTCGCGACGTGGTGGACCAAAAGTCTCCACGGCTTATGCTCTTTATGCCACCGCGTCACGGGAAGTCGACGCTTGCTTCTATTTCGTTCCCGGCTTGGCATCTGGGTCGTAACCCTTCGCATGAGTTTATTAGCTGCTCGTATTCGGGCTCGCTTGCGATGGGTTTTAGCCGTAAGGTACGTCAGGTGCTTCGTGAACCGTCCTATAAAGCGATTTTTCAAACGCGGTTGGATCCGGATAGTCAAAGCGCTGAAGCATGGCTAACGACAGATGGCGGTGGCTACGTAGCCGCTGGTGTCGGTGGCGGTATTACGGGAAAAGGTGCTCACGTTCTCGTTATCGACGACCCGGTGAAGAACCGGGAAGATGCCGAGAGCCAGAACAATCGGGATGCTAACTGGGACTGGTATACGTCAACGGCGTACACCCGTCTTGCTCCCGGCGGTGGCGTGTTGGTCATTCTAACGAGGTGGCATGATGATGACTTGGCTGGTCGACTTCTTAAAGCGGGTTCTCAAGGTGGAGACGAGTGGGAAGTTGTCAGATATCCCGCCATCGCCGAAGAAGACGAAGAGTTCCGTAAGGCTGGTGAAGCCCTCCACCCCGAAAGGTACGACGTCCAAGCGCTCAGGCGCATCGAAAAAGCCGTAGGCCCGCGTGACTGGTCGGCGCTCTTTCAGCAAAACCCTGTTGCTGACGACGGCCAGTACTTCACCCGCAGCATGATCAACTACTACGACTTCGACGAGATTGACCAGGACTCCATGCGGTATTACTGCGCGTGGGACTTGGCGATCGGTAAGAACGATCGTAACGACTACAGCGTCGGGATAGTAGTTGGCATCAACGAGTATGACGACATGTTCGTCATGGACTGCGTGCGCGGTCGGTTCGACGGCTTCGAACTCGTCGAACGAATACTTGATCTGTACATCCAGTGGAAGCCATCGATTGTAGGCATCGAAAAGAGCCACATCGAAATGGCGCTAGGCCCGTTCCTAGAAAAGCGCGTGCGTGAGCGCGGCTTGTTCGAGGCGTACTTCAAAGATCTTAAGACTGGGCGACGCGATAAAGAAGCGCGTGCTCGAGCCATCCAAGGACGCATGCAGCAGGGAAAAGTGTATTTCCCTCGCGACGCATCGTTCACTGGTCCGTTGATTGCGGAACTTCTTAGGTTCCCGAACGGTATGCATGACGACCAGGTAGACGCCTTGGCGTGGATTGGTCTCATGATGTCTGAGTTCTCTACATATCAAGCTCCAGTAGTCCATACACAGTCTTGGCGGGACAAACTTCTATCTCTTACTCGCGGACCCCGCCAAAAATCCGCGATGAGTGCGTAAACCATGGCTAAGATCAAAACCCCTTCGATCGAAGAACAGCAGCTTGCCCAGCAGCAGTGGAACCGGTACGTCCGGGCCAGAGACAACGGGCACCTGCAGTACGTCGAGATGGCTAAGAAATGCGACGCGTTCTATCGCGGCGATCAGTGGGACGAGACTGATCTGGCTAAGCTGGAGGCGGAAGGCCGCCCGGCACTGACCATTAACACCGTACTCCCGACAGTGAACACTGTCCTCGGAGAACAGTCCACACGCCGTGCCGACGTGCAGTTCAAACCGCGCCGTGGCGGTGATCAGGACGTAGCGAGCGTGCTGACTAAGTTGTACATGCAGATCGCTGACAACAACAAGCTCGACTGGGTTGAGCAGACGGTGTTCAGCGACGGTCTCATCATGGATGGCCGTGGTTACTTTGACGTTCGTATGGACTTCAGTGATCACGTCGAAGGTGAGATCCGCATCACGGCCAAAGATCCTATTGACATCCTGATTGACCCGGATGCGAAGGAGTACGACCCGAAGACCTGGAACGAGGTGTTCGAGACCAAGTGGATGACGCTCGATGAGATCGAGGAACTCTACGGTAAGGACAAGGCTGAGGCGCTTCGCTTCGTAGCCGAGAATGGCAACAGTTTTGGTCGGGACTCCATCGAATACGAAGAGACCCGCTATGGTAAGACGGATACGTCGCAGGATTACTTGGGTGCCGCTATCCCAGGAAACGAAGATTATCGCAATGTCCGCGCACTGCGCGTGATCTCGCGTCAGTATCGTAAGATGGGCCGCGCGGATTTCTTCGTTGACCCGAATACCGGCGACCAGCGCGAAGTGCCTGAGAACTGGAACGACCAAAAGACTAAGAAGTTTGCCAAGCAGTACGGCTTGAGCATTATCTCTAAGGTGGTTCGACGTGTGCGTTGGACCGTCACCTGCGACAAGATCGTGCTGCATGACGACTGGTCACCGTACGATGACTTCACCATCGTGCCGTACTTCGCGTACTTCCGTCGCGGTCGTCCATTTGGAATGGTGCGTAACTTGCTCTCGCCGCAGGAGCAGCTCAACAAAATTGCTAGCCAAGAGCTGCACATCGTAAACACCACTGCCAACAGCGGCTGGATGGTCGAGAGCGGATCGCTTGTCGGTATGACCGCCGATGATCTTGAAGAGCACGGTGCAGAGACCGGCTTGGTGCTGGAGTACAACCGTGGCTCGCAGCCGCCGGTCAAAATTCAGCCGAACCAGATCCCGACTGGACTTGATCGTATTAGCCAGAAGGCGGCGATCAACATTAAGACCATTAGCGGCGTGAACGACTCGATGCTCGGGTCTGACGGCGCTGAGGTCTCGGGTATCGCGATCCAGGCTAAGCAGAATCGCGGCGTCATCATGATCCAGGTACCGCTGGATAACCTGCGTAAGACCCGGCACTATCTCGCAGAGAAGGTGCTAAACCTGGTTCAGAAGTTCTATACTGAACAGCGAGTGATTCAGATTACCAACGAAGACGATCCGCTCAAGCCCCGCGAGCCGCTCGTGTTGAATGAGATGACTCCGGAAGGCCGCGTGATCAATGACCTCACTCTTGGTGAGTACGACGTCGTTATTGGTACCGCTCCGGCCCGCGATTCGTTCGACGAGATGCAGTTCGCTGAAGCTCTCAACCTGCGCCAGGTCGGTGTTGCTATCCCGGATGACGCCATCATTGAGTACAGCCACCTTGCCCGTAAGGGTGAGCTTGCCAAGCGCATTCGCATGATGACGGGCGTCGAGCAGACACCGGAACAGCAGGAAGCCGCAGCAGCCCAGAACGAGATTGCCATGCAGCAGGTTCAGCTCACGCTGGCGAAGATGCAGGCGGAAGTTCAGAAGCTGCAGTCCGAGGCAGCGATCAACATCGCCAAGGTCCAGGATGTGGCGGATGTCCAACCGCAACTCAAGATGGCCGATCTGCAGGCGCAGATCGCTATGAAGGAGCAGGAGTTGCAGCTGCGGCGTGAGTTGGCCAACCTGACCAACCAGACTCGTCGTTCGCAGCAAGAAACTGCCGCCGCGACCCGCATCGCTGCCACCGTAATGCAGACTGCTGCAAAGACGCAGACCCAAGCCGCATCGCGACCCGCCCCATTGATGCGGCCGATTACCCCGCAATAGGAGATTGATCATGTCCGAGGATAAGAAGGAAGTTACTCTCGACCGTATGCCTGGTTCAGACCCGATTGAGGACGCTCAAAGCCCCTCGATTGATCTGAACTTTGGCCTTGGCGAAGAGCCTAAGGCCGCTGC